CAAAATACTCTAAATTATTTTTGAAACATTTTTTCTTTAATTTTTTCTTATTAATTACTCTACCTTTACCCATAGTTTTATTAATATCCTTTTTCGCTTGATCTAAACACTTATTTAATTTAAACATAAAATCGTTTTTAGCAACTTTCTTATCATACTCTTTTTGCTTAGTATCATCGAAATATAAACGTCCTCCACACCAAGAGCACATCACATACTCATACTTACTAGAATGTGGGACCACACTAGTATGTCCACATTTACATTTCTTTTTATAATTTGACACTGCACTATCTAATTTTTGATAAAAATCTATAAATCTTTTTTGTTTTTTCATAAATATAAACCTCTTCTATTCTTCATTATTTTCTTCTAAATTTTTCTTTTCTTCTTTCTCCAGTCTTGTTATTTCTTCAGGGTCTTCTTTATAATTAACTGGTTTTCTAGAGTCTTGATTAACTGGGTTATCTAAACATTCATTACAAGGCTCTTCTCCTTTTTTATCATTTTTATCTCTGAATTTACAAGTTTTACAATACTTATCAAATTCTACAAAATGATCAATTGTTTCCATAATATACCTCCTTAATAAGTAATTTTTGGATAGGTTTCTGTAGATAGATTATCGTTTTTAATGGTTATATTAGATATAACACATTGTGGTCTATCTTTTATAAAGAAGTCAGAATATAAACATTTAATACCATATTCTTTACATATCTCATGTTCTATTCTGCATCCTCTTGCTTCTTCCCATCCATCCACAAAATATACAGCATCAACACTGTGTAGCCAATTCATAATAGTTCTACCAAGATAATATACTGATGGGTTATAAATTCCAGCTGGTGCCTCTTTAGTATCGAATGAATCAACTACATCAATATGCATCTCTTTAAATTTTCCTATAAGTTCTTCTCTTATAACTTTAACATCAGCATCATGTTTTCCTGCCATTGGCTGACTAATCATTACTCTCATAATATTCCTCCTCAAAATTTTTCTGATCATACTCTTCTAAAATATAACCATTGTCTAAGAACCAATCTTTTAGAGCCCATCGCTCACTACAAGGATTATTTGGAGCCTCATGTACTAATAATACAATTACAGGCTCCTCTTTAAATCCTAAATATTCTTTTACCATTCTTGCTTGCGCTTCTAAAGTAGCTTTAACACTTTCAAAATCTAATCGTCCTAACTGTGCCTTATACTCCTTTAAAAATAAACATTCATCTGGTATTGGATGACCAAATAAAGTTTGACATAATTCTGGTCCAGAACATAAACCTTTACATTTCTGACCAGGTTTCAAAAATGGTATTCTTAACCCATTCAATACTCCATTTTTATCAACATATGTATAATTATGATCTCTTTTAAAATCATGATACCATGCTGGATCCCATACGGCAGTAGAAAATGGAATCATATAAGGCTTAAAATGTCTTACATGATAAAAATAAGATACTACAATTTGCATTATTTTTGTACCTTATCTTTCATTTCCTTGTTAAATAGATGTTCAATAATAGCTCCTCTTTGTTCGTCTGGAATATCTTTCATATGTTTAATACTTTTTGTAACACTTATACCAAATACGATATCTTGTACAATTTTTTCAACACACCAACAAATAATGAATAATGCTAATACACTCCATCCATTAGTGAAAAATGTTAAATCCATATTGGTTCCTCCTTTACATCTTTAGCTTTAATATAATCAGTGTATTCGTCAGATGCTATAAAATATCCTAAGTATGTATGACATCCATTTAAATGTTCTGGATTGTTCAAAACTTTAACATAGTAATATTTCATATTTTTATATCTTGCTTTACGTTTAACCAACTTATTGTCCGGAATATTCATATCTTCAAAATCTCTAAATAAGTCTGGTCTTCTTTTAGCAAAGTTTAAAGCAGCTATATTGTAATTTAATACTCTTTCTAAAATATCGTCTATAGTTACTTCTCTTTCAATATAAGCAGTTTTACCACCTATACCTTGATGCTCAATATCTTTATTAAGAATCACTCTATCATAACCCCAATAAGGATTTCTTTCTGGTTCTTTTATTTCTTTTTTCTTTCTAAATATTATATCTATAATTTTCATAGTTTATTCTCCTTTACTTTTCTTAAATATGTCTGTTTCGGTAAAATATATCTTCTATAGATCGTTTACCAATTTCACAGTTAAAACCTAGATAATTACATTCATATTTGAATTGAGGTAGATATTTTACTTCTAATGGTTTCTTTAAAGTCACCATCTTTCTGCAAGCATCTACTTGTATATCATAATCTTCATATTTTTTTGTTAAGTCATATACAGTTAGTACAATAATCTTTCTTTTTCTAGATTCTTCTTCATGTTGTGTTTGTAATTCTCTATGTTTTTTCTCTTTTATTTTTTCTTCCTCATTATTGAATAAATAATTCATTCTATTATGTAAGGCTTGTCTTTTAGATTCTTCCATAGTATCTCCTTAAACCAAATATAATTAATATTATATATTCCTTTTTACCATTTAATATATTTTGTCTCATTAAATGTCTTTTTATCATCTAATGCTCGAGATATAGCTAAATCTATACCGCTTCTACTTTTTAGATGATAGTAATATAAATCAGTGTATGGTGTGTTTAGTCTATCTATTCGACCACAAGCTTGAGACAATATCTTGTATGAATAGTTAAGGCTGTAAAATATAATAGTGTCCGTTGTCACACAGTTCCAGCCTTCTGCTCCTGCAGTATATTGGACCAAATATAACCATCGTGATCCTTTCGGTATTTCTTGATGTTTATGCCCATTCCATTCTGCTATCTCTACCTCTTCGTCTAATCCATATTGAATATGTAGATTTCTCAACATTTCAAGTTCATAATCAAAGTTGTAGAATATAATAGCTTTTGGACATTTCTCAAGAATCTCCATTAATGCTATAATTCTGGAATCATCCTCATTAACAATTCTCCTTAAACAATAACATAATTCACTTGCTTGTTTGATTGGTTCATTCGTATAAGGATTCCATCTCATTTTCATAACATCTCTAAATTTAAATTTATCATAATTTACATATACATCTTCATGATGAGCTATGGTTTGTCTTTTAAAATCCATATCTACTAATATATTATTACGTTCATGTATCAATCTTCCAGTATTAATATATCTATCAATTTTTGGATACTTTGTAAATCTTGAATAAATTATATGTTCTCGTCCGAATTCTGTCTTATTTTTGTAAAAGCCATTCGCTAAGAACACGGGGATGTAATCTGACCAGGTATCCCCAGGGGTAGCACTTAATAATATCCAATCATTAGATTTAGTTATTTTTAAGAATGCTTTAACCCAAGCTCCTGATCCGACTACTCTTTGCTCGTCAAATATAAAGAATGCTCCAGTAATATCAGCATACTTTTTAATATTGTTCCAAGAGTCTACATAAATATGATTCCCATATCGTTTGTACTGTTTCTCATCAGTAGACATTAAAAAGTTAGCTAATTCACCTTCCCATTCTAAAGTATCTCTTTTTCGAGCTGTAGTTATTATTATAAGGTCTTTTGGGCGTATTTTCATAGGCATAAATATAGGGTCCATACTACCCCCTTGCTCCTTAAAATAATAGTAGAGAGCGGTCCTAGACTTGCCAGAACCAACTCCCCCATTTAATATGCAGCCATTTTTCATTTTGTTAACTGCATCCATTTGATAATCGTATAAGAATGGTTTACCCATAAATATCATCTAGCTTTGTACGCATCTTATTCAAAATATCCTCAACAATTCTTCTTGATGTAGCATTCATCTGCATTCCATCTCTATGTTTAGAATACCAATCAAATATTTCATAAAGATTACCTGATTTCCAACTAAAACTCCACCAATCACATATCATTTCAATAATATAATTAAGTGGGATTTCTAATGCCACAATACCTAGTTCTGGATCATCGTTAATTAATATCCAATGTTGCCAGTGATGAGGATTCTTATGAATATGTTGTAACCAAGCATTATTAAAGTTTTGTACTACTTCGTATGAACGATTTCCGTAAAAATATGCGTCATAAGCATCGTACTCTTCTTTATCATATTTAGATTGATCGTGAGCATTAGTGCATTGCCATTCTACCATAGATTTAACAGCTTCATCTGGAAATATTTCTTGTAAGTTTTTACATAGCCAATCATATGCTTTTATTACATTTGACTTGTGTTCTATAATATATTCATCGTACTTAGCACTCATATTTACACCTCCTTACAATATAACCTTTTTAAACATATTAGTTTTTAACAACTTTTTATTACTAATACTAAAAGTCATTTCACAATAATAATCTGGTAGCTTTGGAAGGGATAATAGTATTACATAAGAATCTTCAAATTCTTTGAACCCCATTATGATAATATCATCTTCTAAAACTTCTAGATTTTTATTATTATCTTCCAAATAAATTCGGAAATATTCTTTAGACAGCATTTTACCAATTTCAATTACTTCGCCTTTAAAAGGTTTCTTTGGAGTGAATAAATTTTCTCTCCCGTCAGTTTCCATAAATATAGATACCTTTCGAAATTAATCTAAAATATAAACTAACAGTTTGGTAACTTAATACCTTCTATTTCAGCTCTAATTTCTAATTGGTTTAAATATTGTCCCATAAAAGATTTTTGATTCTTTAATACCAATAATGGAGTAACTGGTTCAAATGCTAAAGTACCAGCCTCATATTGTATTATCATTCTGTGTAAATTATTATATCTGATTTTTGTTTGCATATATTCTGCAACAAATCTTTCTTTATAATCATCACTTTTCATTAGTTCAACAGTATCTTTTAAACTAACACTATCTAAACCGTTAATATCATTTATTTTTTCTTCTAAAGTTTTTTCTTTCATTAATGGATCCATATTATTTCTTTCCTCCTTTACCCATTATGTCTTTTAATTTTTTACCAAAATTCTTTAAATTTTCGCATGCTTCTTCTACAGTTATAATTGACATTGCTTCATCTGGTTCCATATAATTCTTTATAAAACTTGTATAACCGCATACCTTTTTAACTATGGCCATACTAATTCCTTTCTCAGAATCCCAAATATCATCCTCTGCTCTTTTTACAACTGTTTTACTTCCATCTTTCCAATAAACGATAGTAGCAGGGTCATTAAATATAACCCTGTCTATCATTCCTGGAATATTAACTCTTAATTCCATAAACTCCGCATATTTTTCAACCGATAAAATATCATTATAACAATATCTCATGGCATCTAAGAAATCATCATCTTTTAATGTGACGTGATAATTTTTAAGTTCGCCAGTAACTGTTTTATTGTTCCATGTTTGCATATTTAGCACCAAACCTATCAATGTTTTGGATTACGTTAATAGCTTGAAGATATGCACTTCTACCTTCCTTACCATTAACTTCCCAATCGTATGGACGAACATCCATGTCAACTGATTGAATATCAATTTCGTCTAACATATCAATTGTATCCTCATTAAGTTTTGTAACTTGGTCACCAGACACAACATAAGCAGCTGGTCCTCTATTATTAAATTTAATCTTTACTGGTAAATACATAAAAGGCTCTTCGCCTTCTTCTCTAGGAGGTTTAATTTTAACAGTCCATCCATCTGCTACTAATTGATCCTTAATTTCATCATTAGGAATAATTACAGCAAAATTTCTGTCTCCCTCTCTATTGTATTTACTGCCTACTCCGGCAAAGTTTCTAAATATAATTCTTGCGTCTTCAATCTCTAGAATATTTCCTCTATTATTAATTCTCATTTTAAATCCTTCCTTTCATAAAAATAAAACTAAAGGTGTAAGATAATTACACCAATAGTCATCTTTGAATAATTATTTATTTGTTTTATGTTTAGAGATAGCTTGTGATACCCCTTTTATAATTCCGTTACTTATTGCAACTGAAATCATAAATACTGGTACACCTACCAATCCATATAACATAGATTTTTTAACAACTTCTTTCATAAATTATTCTCCTTCCTTTCTCATTATATGGTGTGTAAAATACGCGAATAAAATTAAAACCAAAAGTCTTATTCAGACTTTCCGGCTAATTTTGCTTTGTCAATTATATGCTCTAATTCTTTTATAATGGCATTATATGTTGTGATTGTTCTTGTAATAAATTCAAGATCTTTACTAGATGGATATTGATCTTTTAATTCATTGATCAATGCCTCTCTATCGTTTCTTAAACTATTTAAGTCCTCCATTAATATAGCGCCAATACTACCTTTTTTGAATCCCATAATTGATTCTCCTTTCTCTATAAGAAAGGCTGTTTTTTACGCGTTATTTTTAAGTTGTTCACCTAATTCTTTATAAGCAACTTCTAGTGTTTCTTTATAAAGTTTTAATAAACCATTATAATTTTTCTTATTGAATTTATACAATTTATTGAAAATATACTTTGAATTAAGATTTCTAATAATACTAGACAAATATCCTCCTTCCAAATAATCTATAGATATATTTCTTTCATCATCTTCATTAATGGTTAATCTAAAATATCCACCGAATACTGTAAAGAAGATATCATATGTCTTGTATATCTTTATTTCTTTTAATTCCTCATAAGTAGGAATATTATTCATCTGTATCAGTTACAAACATCTCAAAGTCTCCATATTGTTCAATAGTTTTAATGGCTTCGTTAACTAATTCTTCATAATATCTTCTATCTATAAATGCTTCATTAGTTCCTCTAATCATTTCAGATTCAAGCCATCTATAACCTTTACTACCAGTAGCAGCATAATATTTTCCATCTTTTTCACGTACTAATAATCCTCCGCCTTTACCTGGTAATATAGGACAGAAGTTTCCAACTTTTCCAATAAATCTGTAATCGTGTCCGGTTTCTATTATTTTCTTTAAAGCTGTAACTTCAGTATTATATTCTCCTTCAGATATTTGTCCTTTCTTTAACATTTGATTATATTTGTCTACTTGTTTTTCTTCAGCTGTTACATCTGGAAGATTTTCATTCATATCCAAATATAATGAACTCGTAACCGATTTAGTTTCGCACATATCGTCAAATTCAATAAGTTCTTTACTAAATAATGTTTTGAATACATAAGGAATTTGAAATTGAGTTCCTGTAGCTGTCCAACCACCATCTTTATATTTAGCAATATAAACGGCATCATTTACTAAACACATTCTATCGTATGTAGCCTCATGCTCAAATGTATAACCATATTTTTCACCAAACTCCATGACAAATTGTATGATCTCTGGTGTCGCATCAGGAATCTTGATAGAATCTGTCTTAATATGAGCAACAGTAAATCCTCTTTTTTGAACTTCCTCTTTTAAATCTATCATAAATAATGCTCCACGTTTAGCAACAATATTATCTTTATTTCTAACATCTCTGAATGGATTATCAAAATTTGCAGATGTTAAACCATATACAGAGTTAATTGCTGTCTTTAAAGCATTAGCTAATTGTTTAGATGTTAATTCCCCCTTTTTAACCCTTTCTACAAATGGAGTTAATTTTCCATCTAGAAGATCATTCAAAGCATCCCAATCTTCATGTTTAATTGTTACACGACCCTCTACAATATCTCTGAATCGAGCCGTAAATATAGGACCAAACAAACATTCTGCTATTGCACTATGAGGATGCATTGATGCTATGTCCAATAATGCAACATTTTTATGTATACCAGGTTCCGCATAAACATAACCACCTTCTCCTACCTCTTCTCCTTTATATGTAGATACGCCATTTTCATATTTGTATCCTGGAAAATATGGTAGAAGACTATTCTCTGGTCCATGAGCTTGAGCCATCATTTCTGGACAAGCTTCATCTAAAAATTCTTTTACGTCTGGATGTATTTCAAATACCGGTTGTGATAAATCTCTATAACAGAATTTGTCTTGAGGTTTCTTTTCACCACCAAATATAATTCTTGTTGTTAATGTGTTTGTAGTATCATTAACACTCATACCAGCTAATTCTGCTAGAATTTGTCTAGCTAACCAATCAGCTTGTAAATAATTCCAAGCAGCTTCTGTTGCAATAACGTCATTATCACAATATTCTGCTACTTCAATCCATTTTTCTTCTGGTACTGGTTGATCCCAAGGTAATCCTAATTCTTTGTGATGAATACCCATTTCAATCTCCAATTTCTTAAGAGATTTCTTATTACCAGCAGATGCGAAGTCATAAATATCAGTATAACTTAAATTATATGCTTCACCGAAGAAAGCATTTCTTTCTCCATTAATTATTCTTTGTGATAGGTTATATAATTGTTCATTAGAATATCCCAACAATCTAGCATAGATAATATGATTATCATATCTACGACAGTTAAATCCTACTAATCTGAATTGTAATAATTCTTCGATATCACTAGGACTAGGATTAATCATTCGTACAATTTTATTTCCTTCTCCTTGTTTTTTCCAATTTACTAATAATAAATTTGGAAAGACTTCTATATCATAAAATACTATAGCTTCATTACTTGCATCAACAGGTGTTGACGCTTCGTCTGATTTGAAGTGCATTTGTTTTACAAGTTTGATACAATAATCTGATTGATTTGTACTATGAGCAGCGAATGCGAATATCTCATTTTTCATATCAGAAATATCATACTTTAATCCTTGTTCGTATGCATCTTCTAATATTTTATATATGAAGTCACAACTTGGTTTTGTTCCAGGATGAATTTCTTTATTAAGATTTCTTTCAATTAAAGCTCTTAATCCTTTTTCACTCTGAATAACGTTTGCACTTACCATTGTTTTTTCTCCTTTCATAGGTAGACCGGAAGATATACTTCTTATAGGTTCATTGTTACATTTCGTTAACTTTCTCCTTAAAGAACTCTTACCAGTAAATACCTTAATTTCAATACTATCAGCATAAACTCTAGCCAATTTAGTAGCGTCCCCTTTATAAATATAATGTAAATGAATACCACTTCCACTTTTAGATAATTCGGCATATGTCGTTGGCCATTTACTAGCCGCTTCTAAATTCTTTTCGAAAGATTTTTTACCAGTTTCATCTTTTAAATCAAAGTCTATAACAATATGATTTTCTGGAATTTTAACATAGTGGACTTTACTAGTGTTTATGTCTTTTAGTGTCGTTTTTACATCGTCCCACTTTTTACTAGGCGTCTCTTTACTAGAGGCGTATTGTGCTGGACAATCAACACATTCCTTATCAAATATGGATTCTTGTTCTTTAAAATCTATGATATAGGAATTGTTTTCCGATTTTTTCTCACCGGGTTTTTTCTCATCTTTATTAAATATATCTGTCTTAAAACCACTATAATAACTCCTAACTCTAGATCCATCTTCAAAATTAAATCTATCATCATAATTTTTAAAGTAGTTTTTTAATTCTTCTTTAAAAGCTCTTTGTGATAATGGATATGGTACCTTTGCATCATCGCAATATGCTTTATACATTTCCCAAGCTGCTTTTAAAGTAGTACCATCTTCTCTTTTAAATACATGATATGAGTCTATAACAAAGTTATAAAAATCATTCGATGCACCGATCATAGAAGTTGGTATATAATGATCATAATAACCTGGGTCAGACAAATATACTTCTTTACAATGCCAAGCAATTGCACCCAGTTCAAAGTCTATCTGTTTAACAAGTCTATTATATTCTTTTACATCTAACTTGTTTCCTGTTGGTGATACATCAATAAGTCTTCTTATTAAACCTGACTTACCGTCTGTAATACGTACAGGTTTATTTGTACCCATAAATAACATACATTTAAATCTATTAGAATACGTCGATTTAAATTTTTCATTAACTGTCATTAATTCATGTGATACCAAACTATTCAATCTTGTATTATCTTCTATTCTAGATAAGTCACCATCATGTTGAATAGCCACTAATGGATTAGTTTTAAATGCTTCCAAAGCAAAAGTATTATTAGCAGAACCTAATGCTTTGGCATCAAACACAGAATAATAACCTTCAAATAATTTTTGCATTATATTTAGTACAGTTGATTTACCCGTACCTGCTGCACCATAAAGAACTAAAAACTTTTGAATATGCTTTGAGTCACCGGTTATAACCGAACCTATAGCCCATTCAAGTTTATGTCGTTCTTCGTCAGAATATAAAGTAGACACCAATTTCAAATATGAATCGATGTTACCTTCTTCAAGAGGATATGGCAATCGTTTACTTGCATAATCACCCTTGTTAGTTTCAGTATTTGAAAATATAAGAGTTTCGTCCAACATTTCAAATGAATCTCTCTTTTGTTTTTGACAATATTTATGCCATTGGTCTATAGAACCTGTACTCGAATCCCAAGTATATAGAATATTAACATATTCCTCTGGATGCTTATTAATGAAATCGTCCGCATATTTCTTTAGCTCATTGTCGATTATGGCTAATGCATCATCTTCATTTGTAGACCACAAACCTCGTTCCTCGATCCAAATGGCATAAAAATCGCCACCTCGAATCATTAAATCTTTAGACTTAGGATATAAACGGAATTTTGGAAATATCTCAGTACCCTTTTTGGTAGAACGTGTAGATATAATTAAAAAATCCACCATATCCTTCTAGTCTCCTTTCTTTGGCTTCAACTCCTCAACTTTTTTAGTGAGATTATTTATTTTTTCTTCTTGCTCATCTACCTTTTTAGATATAGTATACAAGCATGCAAAACCAATAAACAACACTATACACGTTTTCATGTAATTTCTTTTTATATAACTGAACGCATCATCACTTAAAAATATCATATTAATTCTCCTTTCAATAATTTATTTTTAAACAAACTTGTCTAAATACCAGCATAGCTGTGCCCAGATTTCTACTTCTCGTAAATCTTCAGTACAGTCTCTAATATAAAACAGTCCGCCTTTACCATCTGGTTCATACTCTCTATGAAGAAATATATCTAACTTGTGTTTAACTAAATCTCTATCATAAATATCATCAGTCATTAACCCAAGTCCAAGGTTAGACATCATTCTCCAAAACCATTGAGCAGTACGATCACCATACCTCGGATCATCCATAATAGTTTCCTCACATCTAATTGCTAATGCAACCATCATTTCTAACACCGAGCAAGGACCTTCTATTTTATATGGAATGGGCACCCCTTCTCGTTCTTCGAACTCTAACGAGAATCGATAACGAAGATCTTCACCATCTATTGCGCGATTGACATCGTTTGGTATACTAAATATAAACTCAGTATCATGAAGCGTCGCGAATAATTTCTTGTAAGAAATATCTCCGTGAACTTTATATTTGCATACGTAATTGTATAGCCACTCAAAATATTCATTCTCAATTACGTGGCTTAGCTCCATTAATTAGCACGTCCTCTTTTTGGAATCTCACTAAACATTTTTTCACTCTTTAATATTTCATAATCCATTTCATTCATTTCATCACGAATATAAACAGAATCGTCCTCATACTCACCAAAATGATCTAGAGCGTTTGGGCCTATCATTACATCCATTTCTCCTGATGTTATTGGATTATCGATTTCATCGGTTAATACATTATCTGCATAATATGTTAAAGTCTTTGTTCCATATTCACTATATTCGCCAAATTGCTCTGGTGTTATTACATATGGCATAATAACTTCAATTCCAGGATCAACATCTACAGTATAATCAGAATCATCATCTTCTGTAGAATATCCTTCAGCAGCAACAATATCTTCAATTGTTTCTTTTGGTTCTTTCCATTTATTAATAACTTTTTCAACGGTTTCCTTAACTTCATCTTTAGTTATTCTTGGTTTTCTATTTTTAAAGGTTTCTTTAACAGATTCAATTTCTTCGTCTGCTAAATCTTTATATTTTTTCTCAATTAACTTCCATGTAACAATAGAACCTATTGCGGCTCCTGCTACAAAGCATAATAAATTTTTCATATATCCTCCTTTTTATATTAGATCGTAGATAACACCATCAACATTAAAGTCTAATAATATATTATATTCTAAACCATTAACGAATCTACGAGTCCCTTGATCATTTCTATATAGACCAAAATCTACGTAATTATCCCCTTTTGTATTTCCATTTTTATCATAAACCCAACCAACTACTTGACCGGCTTTACTTCTTGGAATATCAAGTAAATCATACACTTCGTTTAAAAATAAATGACCTCTTGCTTTTAGCATTTCATTTGCATAATCTTGTTGTCTTCTTAAAAACATCATATTGTATTCTGGATCTTTTGCAAAATTCTCTGAAGCTGCATCAAAGAATCTAGCATATTCACTTATATTATCCAAAGGATTTCCATCCGGATCAATATAATATTCTTTTTCTTTTACTGTTTTTCCATCTTTATCTTTTTTCTTAATTTCTTTAGATTTTAGACCGAATCTCATTTGTTGGTCTACATCCTCACCAAATTCTTCAATAACATTTTTACGATATTGTTTAAAACCTTTATCTATAGCCGCATATGCTGCTGCGATTGCTACATTTCTCTTCTTTAATACTTTATGACCTGCTATAATACTAGCAAAACTTAAAGCCATTACTCCAATAGCTGGTGCATATAATTTAAATAATTTTACTCCTGTTTGAGCATATATAATGGTAAGGTCTTTTTTAGAATCTTCTTCTGTGTATTCTATTTTTGTATCTTCTAAGCAAGCATGAACGTCTTCAACCGCTTTATTTTTTTCTTCTACAATTTCGCTAACTTTCGTTGTGGCTTTACAAGCTAATACTGTACCAACTACAGTACCAGCAATTCCTGCAACCATTAAGATTTCAGGACTGTGTTTTTTAAATTTATATTGTGCACTAGATAATAATCTAGTAGCTTTACTAATTATTTCTTGTTTCATAGTTTATTCTCCTCCTTAAATTTAATCTATAGGTACTGCTCTAGGCATTTTAATCATGTACCCATCTCTAACACGAACAATTTCCGCATTACGGATATTTGTCCATCCATATTTATTATCGGTATAATTACCTGTTATACCAACTAAATCATATAAATCAGCAACACGTACTAATCCATATGTTTCCATTAATTCATCCATTCTCATTAAAACATCTTCTGCTTCTCCGCGAGAATTTAAAATGATATCATCATAAGAATAGCTTGTAGATCTTCCAATTGGTGCTCTACGATCATAAGAGCTATCATAATAACTTCTATATGATACTCTATCTGCTGTCGAACGACCACTATTAGCTCTACCCCTTGATTCACCATACAACAATATAGATATACCATCTGTTACTATATCAGATATAGCTTTCTTAATAGCTGGAATTAATACCTCACCAAACACATAAGATTTTATATTCTTTGCATCATCGGATATAAATTCACCTTTTAACTTATCAAAACTGGATTTTTTTCTCGTAACAACAGGACCTTTAACAACTTTTTCAACTTTATGTTCCTCAGTTTTGTTTTCCTTTGAACGATTCGAATTAGATTTATAATCTGTTAACCCAGTCATGTTTCCATCAACTACATTTTTTCCGTTCATGTTATTTTCCTTTCTTCTTTCTTAAATTAAAAACAAAAGAGGAGTATATGTTTAATATACCCCTCAATTATTTTTCTTCACTCTATTTTTCAGTTTTACTAGAGTTTTTTGTTTTAACTTCTGCAACTTCTGCTTCTACAGCATTAGCTTTTCTCTTCTTTCTGATATACATTACTACAGCTACACCAGCAACTACTACAGCACCTGCTATTGCAACTTTAGCTAAAGTATTACCAGTAGTTGGTACTTCAACTAATTCCATAGTTCCTTCCATTGTTTCGTTCATTACATCTTTTTCACTCATTGTTTTTTCCTCCTTCTAAAATAAGTGTGAAGAAATAATTCTTCATTATAGTCCCCGATTTTTTCGCGAACTAATGTTTTATCTATCAAACCCTTTATCGGGTGTGATGTTATAATCAATAACGATACAAGGTTCGTCTGTATCAGTTATACAAGCATCGAAGTCTAACTCTATTAAACCTCGATCAATATTCCATCCAATATAATCTCCCTCTTTTATACCTGGCAAACCAAGTACAGAATAAAATTTATTTAATGAAATATAATTTTGATGAGTCATCTCCCTATTTAAAGAGTTAACCACTTTACGGATAGTATCTAAATCAGACCTAAAATATCTTCCGGATATACTATCCATACAAAGAGTTTGACCTTTTGGGGTAATTATTATTTGTCTCTTCTCTCCGTTATCTTGATTAACCCTATCTTGAGCTATTTCATCACGTATTTTTTTCTCTTTTTTCTCACCTATAGTTTCAATCACTTTATCCTTATAGGTTGAGAATGCCCTTTCAGACAATGTATAAGCCGTAGCTAAAGCTGTTTGTCGCTTTGTACTAATAGTTGTAGCACTAATTATACAAGCTACTGAAGTTATACATAATGTTCCAGCAGGAATATAAGGTTTCCATGCCGTCATAATGGTTTCCTTAAATGTAAGAGTATCTGTATTAAGTTCTTCTTTTTTAGCATTTAATAATTCTAAAGCTTTTGGAGTAGCTTTAACTGCTAATACAGTAGAACCTATCATACCAGATATTCCCATCCCAGTCAATATTTGAGGAGCATTTTTTACTATAAATCCTCTGACCGTTTTAATTCCGTTTTCGAGTTTTCCACTCATATTTATTCTCCTTCCTGAAAATATAAAGGAATATGTTTCAATTCCTCTATTTATTACCTAAACGGCTATTAACTAATGCTTCTAATTGTAATTTGTTTTCTTTGTCTCCAACGAATGCTGTTACTAACATACCAGCTACGCTTAAGCCAATACCAACAAATTTAAATATTTTAATTTTATTCATAGTTATTCTCCTTTCTTTCTCAATATAGGCACTGTTTATTCCGCGAATTAAAAGCAGAAATGATCCATTGTTGGTGAAACATTTGTAATAATATTATAACAAACTATTCCATTATTCATTATAACACGTTCGTACGTAAATTCCAAGTCGTCAACATGTTCTTCTGTTTGCATTTGATATTTACTCCATCCCATAGCTTCTCCATAAGGTGATGATTCTATACCTAAATATGAATAATAATCATTTAAAGTTAAATATCCATATTGCGCAAACTGTATTTTTGCTTTACATTCAGCTTGAAGTACTTTATGTATATTTGCCTCAAAGAATCTCATTGAATTAAATTCGAAGAATAATGTTTCGGTATATATCCCGTCCATCTCTTCTAATTGTTTACGGACAAGATCATGCGAGAACTCTTCATCAACTTCTTCACCATAACGTTCAGATACTCGATTACGATATTCTTTAAATGCGTTGTCCAATAACATATAAGCAGACATTAAATTCTTTTGTTTCTGAATATTAAGATAGTTTGCTCCAACTATACATAATATTGTAGATACACAAGATATAACTGCAGGAATATATGGCTTCCAAGCCACCTGTACAGTCTCTCCTACCGTTAATTCGTCTCCTTTAGTCATTTTTGCCTCTTCTATTAACTTTAGTGCCTTAGTAGTGCCTTTAACGGCTAATACAGCCGTAATTACAACACCTGTAGAACCTATTACTGTTAATATCATTGGCGAGTGTGCTTTCAAAAATAATTGAGCCTTGTTCATATATTCTCCTTTCATAATTGTAAAACAAAAAGAAAAGGCAATTATATATTTTGTCTTTTCCTTTAAAGGTTAATGTTATCTACTTCTTAAATAATTTAGGTATAACACTATTTAGAATGTTTCGTCCTAAGGTACTAGTTACCGTGGAATCTTGATCAAATCTAAATGTCTTAACAATCGCGTACAAACTGATTGCTGTGGATATTCCAAAAGTTACGATAGTTATTCTATTACGAATTTTCTCACGCTCGTCTTCAGCATTAATTTCTTCCCTTTTTATCCTCATTTCATTTCTGCTTTGTTCGAGTTTGAGTAATTCGTTACGAATTTTATCGCGTTCTTCTAATACTCCTCGCTTTCTTTCGTCGTCATTGCTCATGACACCAATAAGATCACCTAATTCCCTGTAATCTTTCCAAAGGGCTTCTTCAATATTATTGTCCATGTTTTGTCCTCCTTTTATTTACATGATAACAATTTTCCCCCTTCACTATAGTCACTGTTCATCTCGCGAAATGTTAGCGTTGTGACTAATTTTAAATATAGCATATTTTTTGCGGGGATTAGCAATTTCGTCGCTAGATATTCTAAAACGACATAATCCAGTGCTTGGTTCAATATCAACTTGACCATGTACCTCATCACGTCTCTTAAATATCATACAAAAAATAAAGCCGATTGTAAAGCCTACAATAAGAAATATAATCCATTCCATTGTTCGCCCTCCTTCGTAAAACTAAAACAAAAAGAAAAAGTCTAAAATTATTTAGCTTCTTTTTCTTCTTTGTGAGCTTTTACGATTTTAACAACTTTTGTTGCTATTGCAGCACCGGCTAATACACCAGCAGCAACGATAGCCACAGTTTTGATTTTGTTATTCATAAATACACCTCCAATTCCTTTCATTATAATCTCTGTAAATTTCGCGAGCTTGAAAAAAGAAAAATGTAAAGTCTAAGTTATTTAGACTCTACAAATAATGATTTGATACCTTCAATGATATCCTTAAATTCTTCAGCAATAATTGTGTTCAATTTACGAAACTTCATTGCAAATTTCTTTGTTCCTATAATTTCATTTATTAATAGATATAATATACCAATTAACCATGCTATTATAAGAGATATAGACATTGCACCTCCAATCGTAATTAACATTAAAATGCTTAAAATTTTATTCATAATCCATTCTCCTTCTTTCACTATACGGCTTGTAAATTACGCGAAATTAAAAATAAAAGAATAAGTATGTGTTACTTACTCTTCTTTAGATTGTGTTTATTATTAACAATTTTATTAACATATTTAATTAATTCATTATTAAGTTTAATCTCTTGTTTGTATAGCTTTCTTTCTAAAGAGTGTACTCTGACATTGTGAGCTAACTCTGATACTGAAAGACATGCGAATACACCCATGGCGATTGCACCTAATCCTAAACCAATTTTTGCTAGTTTTTCATCGTCCATATTTACACACTCCTTTCATTATATAACCTGTTTATCCCGCGAAAAAGAAACATAGTATGTAAACTACGCTTCTTTGTTAAATAACTTATAAATTTTTCTTTCAATTCTATTACGTAGGTTATTATATTCAAGTGTTTCATCATAACGAATTCCACTGTTATAATTCCTTTCAATATGACTATCCAGTGTTTCTTGGTTACGAATTATCTTTAGTAATAATCCCCCAAACGCAATATAACCGATTATTTTAAATTTATTCATAATTCATTCTCCTTTTCTATTATACCGTATGTAGTTTACGCGAAAAAGAAAAGTCTATGATTTATTTATGAAGACTTTTTACTTTTATATTTGGAAATTCTTGATAAAACGCACATGTTTTATCTTCCCAATTTATAATCATGACCTCTTTATAAATATCTCTATCTACATTATAATCTATTTCAGAATAAAATGATTGTTCATCCCAAATATCTTTTATGAATACGTCTTTATTGTTATCTCTTCTTCTAGCATATAATTTCCACATATTAATACCTTCTTTCTTCTTTTATAAATATGGCGCGCCAACTAGGATTCGAACCAAGATCGATGGTTTTGGAGACCATAATTCTACCATTGAACTATTGACACAAATAGAGGGGTATGGTTTTACAATCCTCCCCTCTAGGGTATTATATTTTTCGTAATGATGATTCTTTATAGAATCCTGTAGTACCAGTTGAATTACCTACTTGATATGGGAATGGTTTTCCTTTCCATATTTTAAGTATTTTTCTTTCCCAACCAATACCATATGCAGTATTACCGTTACCATAACTTGAACCGTTACCTTTACCAATTATTTTTACTCTATCTCCAACTTTTAATCCGATTGGTTTTGGAGTAGGTTTTGGAGTAGGTTTTGGTTTTGGTGTAGGTTTTGGTGTAGGTTTTGGTGTAGGTTTTGGTGTAGGTTTTGGTGTAGGTAATATTCTAATAAATCCTCTGAATGGATAATTAGAACTTAATCCCCAACGACCATTATTATTATAGTTAGTAGTAATATAGAATGGATTAGAACTACCATATCCACTTTGAGCAACTTTAATACAGTTACTATTAACTACTTCGACAACTATACCGACATGTCCTGCTAGAGAACCAATACCTTCCCAACAAATAATATCACCAACTTGTGGTGTTTTATATACAGATAAACCACTTGCTATAGCTCTTTCTATAAAGTTTTCAGCATTACAATTTAAGTGATATTTTTCATATCCCAATGCTAATTCTTCGTTAGCAGCTCCGCAAGCATATCCAACACAGTTAGATAATACATCACACCATTTATCAGTTGGTTTACCTTGAATACAAGTAGAATATCCTCCGCCTGCTTTACGTATGTAATATTTATTACCAGCTTCTGGTCTAGTTGTTCGTATCATCAGTATTCACCTCTTCTACTACAACTTCTCCTTCATCGAACATGTCTTCTAAAGGAACTTCATTTAATTTTGTTTGAGTATCATATGGTTTAGCATCTGGATCTGCTCCAATACCTTCTTCTTCCATAATATAATTTCTTTGATACTCTTCTACTAGGTCTTTGCTATAATCTACTTCTATAACTTGACCTTCTTGTTGCACATTATTTTCTTCCATTTTATTTTCCTCCTTTACTTTTTAATTATCTTTTCTTCCATCCTACAATTCAGATGGAGTCTTAACATTTGTTAATCTTGAGAATTTACTAGTAACCCAAGATTTATTAGTACTATCTTTAACAATTATTAAACAATTATTTGGAACACCTGTAGATGCAGAAGAACCAAACATATCTTTATATGAGCTACTACTTGTACATTTCGTTAGATCTATATTTCTTATATCTATAGTTTGAAGACTTGTACATCCATTAAACATGTCTGTAAAATTAGTTATTTTTCTATAACTAGAAAGATTGCTTAAATCTAAATAAGTTAAGCTAGAACAGTTTCTAAACATATAACTCATACTTTGTAATGCATTACAATTAAAAGCAGGTAATGTTAATGTTACAAGTGAAGAACATTCTGCAAACATTGTGCTAAACGAACTCGCTTTAGAAGTATTAAAATGGTTGCCAAATACCACAGAAGTTAATGATGAACAATTATAAAATAATCCAGTAACAGATAATTCCGACACCTGACTTGTATCAAAATTGCTTAAATCTAAAGAAGTTAATGATGAACAATTTTTGAATATATCATCAAATCGAGTTCCTTTACTAACATCAAAATTGCTTAAATCTAAAGAAGTTAAATTAGTACAATTTACAAACATATATCTAAAATCCGTAACATTACTTGTATCTAATAATTTAGTAATAAGTAATTCTGTACCTGTATACCCTCCAAAAACAGAATAAGTATTTATTGATTGAGGTGAATAATCATTCCTACGTAAATCTGTAGGTTGCCATGCTCTTACTGAATTTGCAATGTCAGAATATACAAACATATAATCCTTATTAAATGTGTTTCCAAAAGTTCCTGAAGTTAATCCACTATTCGTATAAGCGTTTTTACCTGTTACTATATCTCCTGCATTAGCACTTACTCCTAAATTCAAATTATTCCAAGTATTATTAATATATATATAAATACCGCCAAAAGATTCGCTAGTTGTTTGAATAAATTTTCCAATAGTGCTATCAAATCTTGAAGGATCGTCACATGATACTTCTACAGGGAACGTTATAGTATCTCCACTTATTAAACTCCCCGTATCAAAGTTCATAGCTTCAAACATTTGTCTATCGTAAGTAATACCATCTTCAGAATAATATTCTACCCTAACTTCTATTGTGTTTCCATGTCCGTCAATTCTAAAAGAATTTTCATCTAATGAAAGATACAAATCTAATTCGTAATTAGAATCACGCAGACTTGTATCTGCATAACTAGAATATGCTTCGGATAAAATAACTTGAGAAGGACACATCATAATATTTGAAGAGCTAGTACTAGACCAATCCCCTAATGTTCTTGCATAAACAATGCATACATCTCCTTCTTGTACGTTTGTTAATGCATCTCTTTCTACAATAGTTGCTACTTTGTAAATTCCTGAAGCTCCCCCTGAAGGAAGATTTGCTATAGCAGTATCAAATGCAGATGCTTGTATGCTAGCCGAAGTACCCCCTTTAGTTCTTATAGCATCAGCTATGTCTGATAAATAATGACCTAATGTATCTGTTCTTGCCATTAATAATTACCTCCTAAAGCGTCTGTAATAGCACTAGCTATACTATCGTCAACATATTTCTTATTAACTAACTGAGTATCGGTTGAAGGAACAACCGAACTAACAGGTAAACTCTTAAATGTTTTAACCCCTGTTATAGTTTGATTTTGAGCAGTAGTTAGATACATGCTTGCTATTTCAATAGAACCTGAATAGCCGTTATTATTTTTGAAAAAATAAATCCTGCATATTTGTCTTTGTTGTGAACTACCTCCTAGAAAAGCCATGCTAGCAAAATATTCTCCATTTTGTAAATTTTCGTCTGCATCTTTGCATACATATAAAGCACTTAATGAAGAATAAGTTGTATAACTATCATTTTCAGTATATCTAATTTTAATAACGCCGTTAACATTCATACAATAATAAATTCCTTTTTTCAATCCGTCTAGAGTAATAGAATCACCTTGAATAATTTTTACATCAAAATCACTTCCACTTGCTCCTGCTATACTATCATCAACATATTTTTTATTGGCTAACTGATTATCAGTTGTTGGCGTTACACTTGATTCTGGTAATATAGAAAATGTTTTCTTTCCAGTTATTGTTTGCTGTGTGTCTGCGCTCACCATGGTATATTTAATAATATTAGCAGTTGAGTATATTCCAGAGGCACTATTAGTATTTCTTTTATAAACATTAACTATAATAGAATTATTAGACCATTTTATTGTCTTAAACAAAGTGCCTGTTGTATCCACATTTATATCTTGCAATATATAAAGTGTACTGTCAAAAGGATTGTCTATAGTATACCAATCTGTATTATCTGTATTAAATTTGATTCTTAAATAGCTTATAGGATTTCCTATAGAATTATAAAGATGATATACACCTTTTTTTAAACCTACTAAAATAATGTCTCCATTTTCTATTACTCCACTTGCATTTTCTAATCCTAAATCATTTGAGGTTTTATTTCCTGCTAAAGATATATTATTAATACTAGGCTTATTAGTTAACTCCGTATAATCACTAGTACCATCACTTCCACTTATTGTCATAACATTTCCACTTTGACTAATAGAAATATTTTGGCCTGCTTGAATTGTTAAAGTGTTAATTCCATTTATTGTGGCGTTAGCACCATTGTCACCCTTAGGTCCTTGTATACCTTGTTCTCCGGTATCACCTTTGTCACCCTTAGGTCCTTGTATACCTTGTTCTCCGGTATCACCTTTGTCACCTTTAGGTCCTTGTATACCTTGTTCTCCGGTATCACCTTTGTCACCCTTAGGTCCTTGTATACCTTGTTCTCCGGTATCACCTTTGTCACCCTTAGGTCCTTGTATACCTTGTTCTCCGGTATCACCTTTGTCACCCTTAGGTCCTTGTATACCTTGTTCTCCGGTATCACCTTTGTCACCTTTAGGTCCTTGTATACCTTGTTCTCCGGTATCACCTTTGTCGCCTTTAGGTCCTTGTATACCTTGTTCTCCGGTATCACCTTTGTCACCTTTATCGCCTTTATCGCCTTTATCACCTTTAGGTCCTTTTGGTAGTACGGTAACTTCAATGTCTTCCGGTTGTTCAAATTCTGTTTCTAAAACATTAGCGTCTAAATCAATTATCATAAATCAGCACCCTCTGGATATAATGTGAATAATTTAGGACCTTTATCATCATAACCCAATATAGTTTGAGAATGATTCAATTGAATCTCGTACCAATAATCTATGGGTTTATTAACTATTTCACCGATTTTAGTTTCTTGACTAGTTAATGAAATATCAACAACATTTGTATCGTTTTCAACCGTAATTTCTTTTAATAAAACTGGTTTGTTTTCTAAACCTTTTCTATTATATACGGAAAAGGTTACTATATCTCCTTGTTTGAAAATATAACCTTCGATTTCTATAGGAGTAACTTTTAATGTTATAGTACATTCATCGCCTCTTGTTAATAATATACTAGTTCCATTTATTTTTAACATATTTTTCCCTCCTTTGCAAATTTATTTTTTCTTTTGAGATTGTTTATATAGTTGATTAAAATATACGCTTGCTCCTGCTGTAAGAATTCCTTGCGTTAAAGCTACAAATATAGCCATAGCAATCTCTTTTGCTGCTGTGATTTCACTAGTAGCAAACACATACAAACCAGATAATATTACAGCAACACCACCTAATAATAATGGTATAAATTTATCTTTAACTTCAGACTTCTTTATGCCTATACCTATTAAATATAATACTGGTATTAATATTAGTAGTTCTGGTTTAATAAATTCTTTAAATGCTTCGAACAATTCCATTATTTCTCACCTCCTTTTTAAACAATCTTTTTCTTAGGTTTATTGGCAGCTTCTTTTAATAAGGCTCTGTCAGTTTCAACCTCTCCATTGATCTTTACTTTCTTACCATTGATGTTCATATATTTATATTTATCTTTATAGAAGTCATAAACATCTAGATCATCAAAGGCACTTTTTATTATTTCCTCTGTGAGATCTTCTCCTTTTCGTATGGATTGACCATATTGATGAATTCGAGATTTTACATTTCTTAAATCTCTCATATCATTTTCATATTCCATACGATCTACTTGATTTTGAATTTTATCAATTTTTTCATTAGTAGCTTTATTTAATCTGTTACCTAACCATCTCAATGGTGAGAATTTGATAGGTAATATTTCAAAAGTTATACCAAATACTGCTAGAAAATCTATAATTATTCGTATAGTTTTTAATAATTCATCTAACTTTATATTCATATTTCCTCCCCTTTTAAAAATTTCTATATTTTTCACAATACATTGGCTCAGACTCTAAATCTCGACATTCGTCATATAGAGCTAACATTACACACATAATTATAAACCATATTACCATGACACATCCAAGCGCGATAATTATTCCTATTATAATTTTTAAAATCTTTTCCATATAATCGCTTATATTAATCTAATTATAGTTAATCGTGTTGAACTGTCTAATATTTCAAAAGTACCACCAGTACCTTTTACAATCCTAATATCAAAAAAATCATTAGCATTAGAGTTTACAACAATGTGAGAAGTCAAATGTGTCCAACCATCATTACTTTGATGATACGCGGCTGCTATACTATAATTATTTCTATATATATAAAGAGTAACATCTCCAGCACTGTTCGCAATAGTAATTTCTGCAATGACTAAATATATGCCCCTATAAGTAAGTTTAAGAGTTCCGTCATCACTTTTAGTTATGCTATCGCCATATGTTGTCGCGTTTCCAGTATTTATTATTTTAGCAGCAGCCCAAGAAGTAAAACTTTGAGTATGTCTATTAAATGGTAATGTGGCAAATTGACCTCTCTTCTCTAATTTAGCAATGTTGTCACTATTTATATCACCATTAACATCTAATGCGCAATTTGGTTTTTTATTTATTCCTACTCTTTTATTAGATAAATCTTTCCATATAAAAGCATCAGCAGTTGAAATAATATAATTTCCAACTTCTACCGTTTCTAATAAATCTGTTATTTGCAAATATAAATCATATTGAGAAGTTGTAGCAAAATCATCATCCAATATAGCATCTAACGTCCATACACCATCAGAACATATAAGTGTAGCATCATCGGGTAAGGATGTCCAAGTACCACTAACTCCTATTTTATATTTTATAGACTGAATAGAGTTAGTTTGTATTAATCCTGACCAATTAGTATATACTCCAGTAAATGCTAAAATGGCTTTTGTGCCTATTCCGTTTTGACGAGTTATTTTTGCTGTCGTAACTCCTGGATTGTTATAATCAACTAAATCGATATTAGTTGTAACAGTTCTAGACATGCCACGCTTATCTATAGCGGTTACATTAAATGTATTTGAAACCATATTACCTAAAGTAAAGGATTGATCAGACGCAGAATATGTTTTAGTGACGGTTGCTAAACCACTGGTAGATACTGAATAATAATCTGCAACAGCACTCTTTTGTGGAACCATTGGTTTAATAGTACCAGATAGATTATTATGACCAGATATAAATTTGTTAGTACCAGAAATATCCGTATGCAAATCATTTACCACGTCTATAATATAGCTACTATCAAATAATGGTTTTTCATCATCACTCTGTTTGATACTATATGTATGATTGTTGGAATCGTTCAATGTTCTAGTTATACTGCCATATGTAACTTTGCAATAATATGTACCAGTTTTAGAAGTAGGTATGGAAGCATATTGCCTTGATATTGCATCGGCAGTTTTAAATTCTGCATTTACAACACCGGTATAAGTACCGCTATATGTACCCAATACAGTATTAGTGGATACTTGTAATATTTGTAACGTTACATTTCTACCTAATGGATTATATAAATTAACAGATGCACCATTACCAATAGTAAAATTATTCATACTAGTTGGTTTTGGATAATCATAAGTGGTCGTTGAACTATTACCGGAATAGCTTGTTCCAACACTATTTCCGGCATAATATCTAAAATAATATGTAGTATTTGGTGACAATCCACTTACAGATGAAGAACAATTAGCCCAACTGCTCCCATTTGTTGAGTATTGATATCCACTACTAGTAACGCCAGCTCCTCCATCACTGCTATAACCACCGCTTAAAGTAGCCGTTGTTTCAGTTCTTCCAGTTACAGAACAATATAAACCAGTAGGAGCTGTAGCTCCAGTAGGAAATGATACCGTTATACTAGAACTTCCCTTTTGGCTAGGGGTATGACTATTCCAACCATAACCAACTTCAAAACTAGCACTAGTTTGAGTTGTGGATACTGGAATGTCTATTGTAAACGGGCATGTTTCGTTGGTAGTTGTGCTAACACTTGTGCTATTAGCATAGTACCATGTACCACTATTAGTATGTGCTTTACCATTACCGCCAAAAGCATAATATCTATTACCACTATCTTTAGGACAAAAGGCAGCGACATTGTTGTATGTATAATTATTACTAGCCATAATAAATCTAACACCATATACAACTCTAACGTTACTATTCGAGGTTCTTGTAACTGACTGGATACCTATATCAATATTCATCGAGATATTACCAGCCGTAGAGCCATTAGCAACTCTAGTCCATGTAGCCATAAATTGTCACCTCCTAAATATATTCTATTATATTATTATTATCAAGAACAACGGTACGTAATCTACCTATTTTTGTTCCTTGATCAAATTCACCCATTTGAGAATATACTCTTTCACGAGTCAATTCTCCTATAACGTTTGAACCATCTTTTAATTGATAAGATGTAGATGTAGTATTTGTGGATCTATTAGAAGTTTCAGAATATAATCTTAAACCATTAGCATCTAATTGATGCTTTTTACCATATACTTCATCAATATAACCAGACCAAACGTCGTTCGTACCTTGACTTATAATTAAATCAGTAATTTCTAAAATATCATCACCAGCACAAGATATAATAATTTTTGGCGAATTAGTTGTAGCTTCATAAGGTTCATCTAAAGTAACGGTTGTCCATTCACTTTTTGCTTCTGTGGTGTCTAATATAGTTTTTGTATTACCGTTACCCGTAATTTCTACTTTAACTTGATTAGCGCTACCAACAACCGTATGTTTATATTTAAAAGCTATAGAATATAATGTACCTGGTTGGGTACTATATATTTGTTCCAACGATGCGTCATTAGTTAATATAAGTTCACTACCACTTAAAGACATGTCATCGTTTTGGTTAGTTGTTATTGTTCCTGTTGTTAACCAGAAATCAGTACCAGCATAACCGACTGAGTTACGTAATAAATTTGAACCTCCTGATGTTTTAAATATCGATGTCAAATTATTAGCACTAATTTCAACCATTCCTTGAAATTGTTGGTCGGCTGTCTGTTGACTAGAACCCAAATATAATTTGTCAAGACGAACATCTAATATGAAATTATTATTTTCATCTTTATAATACTTTATGTGATTTATATCATTACCTATAGCCATTTGACCATCTGAATCCAGATATATACCATTCGTAGACGAATCGATAGACGTTTTCAAATGAGTATTTATAGATGAGTCAGTAATATCAAATCCGCCTATTGTAGCACCAAACGCTACTAAATCAGTAACTTGAATTTTACTAGCTGTTATAGATCTTGCAGCGATTACTTGTCCATTAAGACTATTTTCAGAAGTTTGACTACTTTCAATAGTTTCTCCATTGGTATTCAACTTATAATATAATCCATCAGATCCTTTAATAACCAATTTGTCGGCAACAATAGTATTACCTTCAATTAAATCACCTTTCAATGTAACACCGACTAATTCTCCAGTTATAGATCCTTCTTGTACAACTAAATCTTTGATTATACCTGAATCGGCAAATAACTTTTGAACAGCAGCCATTTGAATATTGGCAAAATCGATTTTAGCATATCCGGTATCCAATGTATTAGATTTTAAATTATTAATAACGGCTGTACTCAAACCTGTTAATACTCCATCTTGAATAACAAAACCAGAATTTAATATCGTAATTTGTGAATTATGAGTAGTTAACTGTGTTCCATGTGCATCGATAGTATTACCCTGCGCAACGATAGTATTACCTTGCGTTTGGACAGTATTATCTATTTCTGTAATTCTGTTACCTTGTTGAGTTATGGTATTACCTTGTTGAGTTATGGTATTAGAATTTTGAGTAATTCTATTATCATGTTGTTGTAATGTATTGTTCATTGAAGTTATACTATTGCCATGAGAAGTAATGGTATTATTCATACTATCTATTTCATTGCCTTGAGCAATTATAGCATTATGGTTAGCTTCAATAGAGTTACCTTGTGCAATAACAGTATTATTAATTGATACTATTTGATCCCCTTGTTGGTTGATTTTAGTATCATGTTGATTTATAGTTGTTTCATGTTGATTAATGGTAGTATTCATTTGAATGATACTATTGCCTTGCTGAATTATAGTATTATCCATTTGTTGAATAGTATTACCTTGTTCGTCAACGGTATCCGCTAAATCTTTTACATCTTTATTACGAGCTGCTGGCGACGAAATATTACCAGTTACTGTAGCAAAGTGATCTTTAATTAATACTTGTACTCTTTCGCCAGTTTTGGCTTCAACTGTAGACTCTACAGGGGTAAGTACATCAGAACCGTCTAATTGCACATATTCGACATCCCCAATCATTTTATATGTGCCTTTAACAGTTACTCCTTCATCTTTTTTTGGTTGATTATCTACTAATTTAGCAAATTGTGAAACAACCTCATGTGATAAAGCCATATATTTCGCCTCCTCTTAGTTACTCTGTTCTTTCCATAAATTTTTAGTAAATATTGCAGTCTCGCTTACTGTACATCCAGAATCACATTTAATGTTCTGAGATATTACTTTTGCTTTTATACCGATTAAACCGGCTTTAGTGTAATTTAAACGTACACAATCTCCAACTCTAACTGGACAATATCCATGAGAATAACTGATTTGGTATTCAACAGAATTTAAAGATTTTAATAAATTCTCTGCGTATTCATCGATTTGTTCTCTGGTTGGGAATCCAGGAAGATTTGGTGATGTGTCACGATATATTATTTCTCTACCTCTAGCTTGTATTGAAGTTGGACTATTAGAATCTTCATTTTTAACCTGTGCATAATATACTTCAGTACCAGTAGAACATACTACTTCTACTACATTTGGTATACCGTAAATATCATGCTTTAAACTTACTTCTGGTAATAATATTGAACTATTATCATCATTATAAGTATAAACAGGTTGCAATTCATCCACTGTTTGTTTAGGAGCAAACATTATTTTTCCTTCTTCATCTAATTGTAATTCAAATTTTGCTTGGGCTATTAAATCTCTTACGAATGTTAACCAAGTATCTCCATTATTCGCAACGAAGTTACTTTGTAATAATTTATCGGATTCAGTTTTTACAACTGGTGCTCTACAATTTTCTCTTACAATCATATAAGCTTGTTCCATTATGTTATCATCTTTTAATAATGCATAACCTAATGGTGTAGGTTTCTCTTTTAATTCTAATAATGGGGTATACGCGTCCATAGATACTGTTCTAACTTTACCATCAAAGCTTGATGATGGTGTTTGAACCAGAAATATACCTAATGGTATCTTTTCTTTTACTCCATTTTGACTTGCTACAAGATAAATTCTAATGTAGCATTCGCCTAATGTATTATCAATATCAATAGAGGCAGAACCGAGAGTTTCAGTTCCGCTATCTCTATTAATTGAACTAGACTTAACAAAATCTAGTAATCTTTTATCCTTCCAAGTGTTAGGATCTACTTCATAGTATTCAAAAGTCTGTTGCATTGATTCAGACCAATTAATCATACTAAATTCCTCCTTCCACTCTCGTAATAGTTATTGTTACTGGTATTACTAAATCTGAGTATTTAATACTATATGATACACTAACATTAGCCCAGTAACCAGTACCAGAAGGTTCTCTAACATAAACATCGCCTGTCCATATAGATAATCTTCTAATAGCATATAAAGTTTCCTTATCGTCTTTAGGAATTTCAACATTCCATGTGGCAGTTTCTCCAAGATGCGTTCCATAATAACTTACAGGTCTTTTACGGCCAACGTAATTGATTAAAGATACGTCCATATTATTATTTTCAGAAATTGTTATATTATAAGGTAATTTTAATAATGATCCAGACCATGCTGGTTCAACGACTCCAGAACCTTCATTATCAGAATTGAATGAAGACCACTCTTCGGCCCATTGAATAATTATAGCAGATTCTTTGTATTTTACAGGTGGAATATCAGCATAACTGATAGCTCCTGTGTCGTTCATTGTTGCTACTACTCTATAACGAGCATAATCTAAAGAAGGGTGGGGGTCTGTTACAAATAAATTTTCTTCATTTGCCACTCCAGATTCAATTAATGTAAATGTTCCGTCATACTCTTTTCTATATACAGCTAAAGTACAATTTTCAACTAAAGATGCTACTATTTCACCTTCTACTTCATCATATTGATTACAGTATGGATGAATTGAAGCTTCATAAGTATCTTTATTAATTATGACTTCAGCAAACACATCATAGAACACTTCATCAAAATATACAGATATTGTTTTAGTGCTTGAAGCACTTAAACCAGAGTTTAATGATACAGTAGCATTAATAGCATATTGTATATTATTCTCTAGATCTATATTACCAGGGGTCATTTCTAATAAGAATCTCCATGGATTATCTTGTGGATCATAGTATTTTTGATATACTTTATCACCAATACTAACCATTTTGACCTTTCCGACTTCATCAACCGTTTGGTAAGCTTGAAGAGCTACAACTTCTATATAATAACTTATAGGAGTTTGAGCAGGCGGTTCAGATAGTAAAGATATATAAAATGGGAAGGTATTAATCTCCTCAATAGAATTACCATTGTTGTCTATTACATCTAAAGATAATTCTGGTGGAGCATATACATTAACTTCACGTTCAACTGACCATTCACTGTATTCAGCAATAACACCAGCAGTTTGAACTTTCCATTTAATTATATATCCAGCGCCAACTGTAGCCCATTCTGGATCATCAGTATTAATTACATATACACTAGTTTTAGTTTTTTCTTCTTCCGGTCTATTATTAGGAATTACTTTTACGATTTCCGTAGGTTCTAATTCTGGATGAGCCGAATCTATTATTGTAAAATGAATTCTTGCCGTTGTTTCAATAGAACCATCTGTAGAATTATGTATCCAATAAAGCTTTAAATCTTCTCCTAAAACACAAGAATTAACATTACTATATGTTGTTGGAGCAGCTGGTCTAGTACCTAATCTAACAGATTTAATAGGGGTATAAGTTTTAGATTTACCTTTCTCGTTAAGGGAAGCAACTCTAAAGAAATATTCATGGCCTAATTCTATACCTGTTACAAGTAATCTAGGTCCTGCTCCTTCTTCTGTTGTTTGACTAGAAGCTTCACCAGTATCGAAATATTCAATATTAGTAGCCCATTCGACTAAATAATTTTTAGCTGATGGTACATCTGGCCATTCAACAAATACAGCATATTGTACTGCTTGCTGTTCACTTATCTTTTGTGAACGTAATGTAGTTATGTCAGAAGGTGCTACTGGTGTAGACAAATCATTATCAGTATAATCAGTCCATCCACTATAAATAGTACCTCTAACAGCTCTACATCTCACTTTATATCTATGACCTGGATCAACAGTAGTTGTAAATTTACAATATCTAGCTTCTTGATTAATCGTAGCTGTTCCCGTTCTATATTTAAAAGTGTCATCTTGATAAATTGCAAATTCAATTGCGTTAGCATTTATAGTATTTTGGATGTTTGTTAACTCAATAGTCATAACATCCAATTCGTCAATATCAAATGATGGAATAGGAGGTAATTCCGGTGGATTATTAGAAAAGTCATATTCTCTGCTAGCTGTTTGTCCATCAGACCAATTATCAGATTTAGGTGTTATTGATACCTTGACTTTCTTAGCATTCTCAGGAGCACTATAATCAGATTGTTTATTGATTGTAGTGCCTTGTGCTCCTATACGCCATCCACCAGCACCTGTGTCATATTCCCATTTTACTTCGTAATTACTCGTATCGGCACGATCGAATGACCACGTACAAAACATACTCCTAGTAGTACCAGCATCCAAAGCAAACCAGTCAATAGTTGGTACTCTTACAACTGGAGGCTGAGGAGCTGGGATAGGAACAGGAGTAGGGGTCGTAATACCTGGAATAGTAAATACTTGTCCAGGATATATTACGGGATTACTTCTAGGAACACCATTAGCATCGGCTATAGTTGGCCACTTACGACCATCACCATATACAGATCTAGATATATTCCACATGCAATCTCCTCTAACAACATGCCATTTTCCATCTATTAAAGGCATATATTACGACCTCCTTTCTATATTAGCAGCTCTAATTAATGTTTGAATTGCTTCGGAAACACTACTTTGATCATCATAAGTGATGCCATTAATATTATAAGTATCACCAGTAGATCCAAGATTAGAACCTAATTTATTAATTGCTGAAACTACATCATTTGCAGTTCCATTTTGACCTTTTGATCTCATTCCGACAGTGATAGCATTCAAGTTACCACCAATGTTAACATTCTTGAATAATCCATTAATTTTACCTGCTCCAGATTCAACATCTGTTAAGTCTAATACCGGTCTGATAGTAGGTTGATTAGTACGGTCATCATTAAGAATATCATTAACTTTAGATATAGCATTAGTTAAACCTTTACGAGCTTCGTCAGCCATGTTGTAACTTTCACCATAGGCATTTGAAGTATATTCATGGATACCATTGATAAATCCTAATCCAAAGAAATTACCCAATTTATGAGCTTTCTTAGAAGGCGAATGAGCATCAATAGATCTTTTAGCAGCCTTATATGCGGCATTACCTAATTCGGTACCAGCATTGGTTGCTAAATATTTATTACTAATAATACCATCAGCAAACCCTTGTGCAAAGTTTTTACCCGCTGTTTTCATTTTATCTATCATTGTTGATTCATTTAATTTATTGATAGCACTCATTACTATTGAAGCAAATTTAGCTTCGACATCGCTACGTTTTGTTTCCATAGTATCTATAAGTTTAGTTATTAAATCACGTATAGCTTGAGACACTTTTGTAGCAGGAGCGTTACCAGATAAAGACTCAATAAATTTGTTTATACCTGTTTCACCGATATTTTTTAGTCCATCGCTTATTTTCTTAATATTATCACCATTTATACTAGAAAATTTGTTAATTAATTCAACAAAGGAATCGGCATTAGTCTTAGCTAATTCTGTTGTATCTTTATTAGATGAAGCTAATTTTGTTATAAATGAAGATAAGTTTTTACCGATTGTTGGTGCATCCTTTGAGGCCTCTGCTAAATTACTAAAATCTATATTATCAATTTTAGCTAAAGTTTTTAATGCATCCGTAGCAGCATTTACACTGTCAACATTGGATTTATTATAATTTTTAAGTTTATCAGTAAACCCCTTTAATCCTTCAGCAACTGCTGGAAATTTGCTTGCGTGTTTTGATACATCATTTTCTCCAGTTAACCATTGCCATGCTCCTCCTGTCTTAGGAAAAGCACTCGAAACTGATGCTAATGTTTTTAAAGCCTTACATGCAGCGTCTATAGTTGTAACTTGAGCACTTGTAAAATCTCCATTAGCGATTAAATTTTTAACAAATCCGGCTAACGCAGAACCAACTTTTGGCAAATCTTTAGAAAATTCAGCAAGACTTTGTTTACCTGCTATTTTTTGCCATAATCCATCTTCTGCTGGAATATTATGTGCAGCATCACCTAATGCTTTAATAGCTCTACCAGCACAATCTGTAGTGGTAACCTGTGCTTCATTGAATGTACCTAAATTTTCAACAAATTTAGCTAAATTAGTAGCTACTCCTGGGAATTTACCAGAAAATTGAGAAATATCAGATTCACCAACGAATAATTTAGCCAATGGTCCAACATTAGGAATATTACTAGCAGCGGTTGCTAATGCTGAAATAGCTCTACCAGCACAATCTGTAGTAGTAACCTGTGCTTCATTGAATGTACCTAAATTTTCGACAAATTTAGCTAAATTAGTACCTACTATTGGAAATTTATATGCAAAAGCTGCTATATCATTATCACCTGTAAACAATGAAACTAATCCACCAGAATTAGGTATTTTACTAGCCGCTACAGCTAATGCTGCTATAGCATCTCCTGCAAATTTTGATTTATCAACGGCTGCTTTGTCAAAAGAACCTAAATTTGTAATGAATTTCTTTAAGAAAGATCCAACTATTGGTAATTTGAAAGCAAATATAGAAATATCATTACCACCTGTAAACAATGAAACTAATCCACCAGAATTAGGTATTTTACTAGCCGCTACAGCTAATGCAGCAATAGATTCGCCAGCGTTTCTAATAACATCTACTGATTCAGAAGTGAAACCTTGTAATGATTTGGCCATTTCAGCTATACATTTACCTGTTAATGGTAGTTGATCACTGAATTTACCAATACCATTATCGCCAACTATTCCAGACCATAAACCGCCTTCATTAGGTATTTGTTTAGCAGCTTCAGCTAATGATATTATAGCATTACCAGCTGATGCAACAGCGTCTATTTGTGATGAACTGAATGTGCCAAGATTTTTAACAAATTCATTTAAGTTTGTTCCTAATTGAGGTAAATATGCACTCCATTTACCAATACCATTATCGCCAACTATTCCAGCCCATAAACCACCTTCATTAGGAATTTGTTTAGCGGCTTTAGCTAACGCAGATATAGCATCACAAGCGGCGGATATAGATGTTACTTGGCTATTTGAGAATGAACCTAAATTTTTAGCAAAGTCTTTCATACCAGTACCAAGACTAGATATTTCTTTACCGAATTTTTCAAATGAATTATCGCCAGTAAACCAAGTAAACAAACTAGACATGCTCTTTAATACATTTGCTCCGGTTAATATAATGATAGCGTTTGCTAATGCTTGAACACCTTGTGTCATATCTGGTTTTATTTTTGATACTCCGTTTAAGAATGGTTGTAAGTTGTTAATAAATTCAGATAAATTCATAGCAATTTGAGGCATTGTATCAGATACACCTAAACCAAATCCTCCTATAATACTTCCTACGAATCTACCAATATCAGTTCCAACAGCTTCTAATACATCACCAGCATCCTTAATATCTGTTACCATATTTTTAAATTTAGCAACAATACCAAGAACACTCATCAATTCAACAAGTAATGCACCAAAAGCAACAACTCCTAAAGCAGCTAAAGGTGCTGTTATAGCTAATCCAGCTAATAATTGGAATATAATGGCAAGCATTCCTATACAAGCTATGCCTCCAAGTAATGTTTTAGCATCTAATATTTGTAGAGCTTCCATAAATCCTCTGAATATAGCACTTAACAATTCGGCAATAGACATTATTAATTCAGGAACTCTATCTGTTACAGCTCTTATGGTTTGAATAAATAAATCTAATATAGCAGTAACAATTGGTGGAACAAAATCTTTAAGCATTTTAACAGCCTCAAGTAAAACTGTTCCTATGGCCTGAGCAATTAATGGAGCACATTCTATAATAACCTTACAGAACTCGGCAATAGCCAAACCTAAAGTTTTTACTATTTCTGGTATTAGTCCTACTATACCTAATATAATAGCTGATAAACCAGCAACAATGGCTGTTGCACCAGCACTTAATGCTACTGCTAATGCCGAAATGCCGGTAGCAATTAACCCTAGGCCTACTCCCAATGTTGCAGCAGCAACACCAAATAACGCAACCGCACCAGCAACAACTAATAAATTAATAGCAACGCCTTTTAATAAATATCCGGCAACGCCCAAAATTGTTAGAGCTGCAGCCAAAGCAACAAGCGATTTTACTATTTTATCAGGATGTATTGAACCTAATAGTTTTAAACCTAAGGCTAAACTTATTAACGCTGCTGAGGCAATCATTAATGAACTAGCGCCGGCTAAAGCTCCACCAACACTACTTCCTAATATTCTCATTGCCACTACTAAGATAGTTAAAGCACCACCCATAGCCGCTAATGAACGACCTATATCAGACCAATTCATGGTTGCTAATAATTTCATAGCACCGCCTAGTATCACTAGAGACATTGTAGCACCAAGTAATGCAAAAGATTTGCTTAAAGCTCCTCCTTGAGACGATTTGAAACTTTCATAATTTCCACTAGAACCCGACATTCCAAAGTTAACTCCGCCACCTTTAAACTTAGCTCCAGCAGAAGCAAAAGAACCAAGTTTAGATGCTATTCGATTTCCAGTAGATAAATGATTCATAGCAATAGTTAATATAGCTAAAGCTCCGCCCATAGCGGCTAAACCACGACCAATCTCAGACCAGCTTAAACTTCCAAGAATTTTCATGGCTAATCCAAGAACAACCATTGCATTAGCAAGAACTACCAATGACAATGCTTTTCGTATAGCTCCTTCTGGATTAATACTATTTATTGTACCAACCATGACTTTCGTCGCTATAAACATCGTGATTAAACTTTTTATTATTTCGGTTAACTTCATGTTACCAATTTTCTTTAATGCTATAGATAATATTAATAAAGAAATAGATAATCCAATTAATCCTTTTGTTTTCTTTTTGGTTTTACCATCATCTGGTAACCTTTTTATAGCGGCAACCATAACAAGCATAGCACCAGCCAAACCCGTTAAGCCTGTTATCATATCACTAAATTTCAATGATGCTATGTTTTTGATAGCAGCACTAAGTATTAATAAACTAGCAGATAAACTAATTAATGCTATAGAATTTCGTAATAATATTTTTTGATCTTTACCTAATTTAGTTAAAATTTTAAATGCTACCAATAATTCAGCAACTAGCATTGTCATAGCGCCGATTGCTTTTGTTAATGCTACTCCATCTATTCCAGATAATAACCACATAGAACTAGCTAATATGCCAACGGCAATCGCTATTTTTAATAATGCTTTAGCATTTACATCTTTTTCATATGCGCCTAAAACATCTTTTAATTGATTTAATGTTTCTATAATAGTGTCTTTAAACCCCTTAGTTATTTCTTTTAAACTCTTAACCCACGATGTTGTTTGATATATTAAAGCACCAAGTAAACCAGAGTTTATCATTTTCATAAATTGGTTTAAATCACCACTATGTATTAATCCTCCTATAAATTTACCAATAGCTAAACCTATATTTTTAATTAAATTAAACAAACCATTGAAGAAATTCATAAATGATTCATAATTTAAAAACTTTTTAATCATGTTTTCAATAGCATTTGCAAATTTTTTGATTACATTAACTACTATGTTAACCGAATCAGATAACCATTTTGAATTTCTCGCAGCCTCTGCAGTTTTATCTACCCACTTAGATAAAAAGCCAACAGCAGACATTATTAATTCACCTAATGGACGGAATACACCAATTAACGTAAATAATGCTTTACCAAGAGTTTTAATAACCGATAATCCAGTCTTAATAATTGAGAAGAACGCTCTGAATGTGTTTTTTATAGCTTCAGCAGTTTTTCCACTTATCTTAAGATGCGATGTAAATTCTTTAAATTTATTAGTTAATTCAGTTAAACGTTTAGCAGTCATTGGTGGAAATATATCATCCCAAGCTTCTTTTATAGGGGTAGTTATAGCGCCTATAGCAGAACCTATATTACTAAGAGCTTTATGTAAACTATCTCTACCGCCCATATCGACCCAACGATTTAATAATTCTTGTAAATCATCCAATGGACCTGCAAACCAATCATAGAATTGTTCACCAACCGATGTCCATAATTTCTTTTGAGCATCAATATTACCTATTAATGTCTCCATTATGTTCATCCATTTAGTTGAAACTGCATCTTTTGTAGCATCAATAGTATCATTAAATGTACGATACTCTTGACCTGCTCTAAAAGTACTTACACCAAACTCATCAAAGCCTGCTACCATATTCTTTAAAGCAGCTATGGCTTTTTCATCATCTATCTCTTCTTCTTTTAAGAAATTGTCAAAAGTATTATTCTTTAAAGCATCATATGCTTTTATCATTTGACCAGCCGTTAATGTAACATCATGATCTTCAGACATTATATCTATGGCTTTTTTCATTTGATCAGAAGCTTTTGCGTATTTCTTATACACTTCCATCATTACATCGGAAGTAAACCATTGACCTTCTGTTAAAGATTCAGCGAATTGTTGTTGAGTAAATTTCATTTTATTACCAAGTAGTGATTGATATGTATCCTCTCCTACTTTCTTAACTTTACCCATTGCTACAGCTGTTTCTAGAGTTTGTTTTCTAAATTCAGCAGTATCCATACTAGCATTTTGTATAGATTTCCAGTCTTCCTTACGCATGTATCCAGCACCAAGTGCTTGTGACAATTGATACATGGCTGCTGATGCTTTCTGTGCATTTTGTCCAGATTTAGCAGCCCATAATGCTATACCCTGCATAGCTGTAACAGAATCTTCCAATCCTTTACCGGTAGCTGTAAATTTGGCAATATTATCAATCATATCTGTAAAATTGTAACTTGTTTCATCTGAGAACCAGTTAAGTTTTTCTAATTGCTCTTCAACAACACTTGTATCATATCCTTGTGAAATTAAGGTTGACATCGAATTAGCTTTTTGTTGTAATTTTTGCCAACCGGACATAACATTATCAACAGATAAAGACTTAACCATATTTACACCAGCATTAGCTACTGATTGTGATATTCGAATCATAGCCATAGTACCAACCATAGATAAACCAGAAAATTTATCGGCCACTTTGTCAATTGTGTCTGCTAACCCACGAAACTTAAGACTGTTGGCTCGTTGTTCAATAGATGTTAATCCATTGGTTACGCCATCTAATTTAAGAGCTTGCTTTAATTTATCAAGAGTAGTCATTGATTGTTTTACATTTTTTTCAAAATTTTTATTATCAAAACGCATCTCAACTACTTTTGAGTCGACCGTTTTACTCATGTATTATCAACCTCCTTCCATGCGTTTTCCGCGATTTGATCAAATATTGGTTGTATAGTCGGATTTATATAATCTCTTCCTTCTACCCAACCACCGTTTTTAGTTCCATGTCCATATTGTAAAATTATAGCAATTGGAACTCCATTTTGAATATTTGAGTTATAAAAAGAAATTGACACTGATTCCTTTTCTCGTATAATTTCGTAGTGCCACGATTCTGCAGTTCGTCCGGTGTCTTTTGGTGTTGCGGAGCGTAAAGCCTCCACTCCTTGACGACCATAACGATCTAGATCTCCGAGTTTGATAGTTTCCTTAGCTCTTTCTAGGAAACTATTCAACTTCGAAAAGTCTCCTTTTTCTCTGAAACTTATCATTATTCAACCACCCTTCAATCATTTAATAAACTATAGTAAAAGTACTATAACCCTATTATACATCAGGTTACAGTACCCAATGGCAAATAGACATAATACTCTTGCCATAATTTGTTAACCTCTTGAGTTGAACTGTTTTCTACGAGCAGCATTCAACGAAGCATAACGACTAGCAATTTCTCTCTTATTCATTTTCTTAGGAGGAGTATTCTTAACATTACAAACTCTTATTAGAGTTAATAATCTATTAATATGCCATTTCTGACATTCCATTGGTATATTTAATGTTATCATCCAATAATATATTAATTCAGAAGTAATTATTTCTCTGCTAGTTCCAGCTTTAGTATCGGAAAAGGTAGTAGCTGTTCTAGATTCAGAAATATAATTATTTATTGCGTCTATATTAGATTTTGTCAGACGTTCATATGTCTCGTCCTTCACATTCTGAGTAATTGTCATACATTTAATATAATCCAAAGTCTCTTCATAAGTTTTATCTTCCTTAGTCAAAAATGGTTTGCACCACTTTGCTTCCCACTTTGAAATGGATACGAGAGAATGCTCCAATTGCAATACTTGCTCATGAGAAGTTCGAACAAACTCTTCTTTGTTTTCATCCCATGCTTCCATAGCTGGAATTTTTATTTGAAGCATCTCTGTTACCTCCATTCACCAATTACTGTTGATTATCAGTTGATTCTGATTGTTCTAATTCTTTTCTTTGTTTTTCAACTTCAGCTTGTAATTTTGCTTTATCTATGTCAGCTGGCATAATACCATTAACAAATTCAGCAGCTTTAGCATCATCTGTAGCTAATTCCATAAATAATTTAGAATATGCTTCAGTTTCAGAGAAAGCTATAGATAGTGGAACACCATTATCATTAGTTTTTCTGAATCTTTTACCATCAGCAGTTTTTTCACCGTAAGCTTTAAGAATTAGTTCTTTAAATATTTTAATTATTTCAGGTTGATTTTTAGCTTCTACAATACCTTTAATCATATCAGCTAATCCTCCATCAACACTTAATTCCATTTCTGTAATTTCAGCTTGAGTTAGGTTGAAAAAGAACTTATCTTCTCTTTCTGTTCCATTATAATCCTTATATTTAATAGTTTTTGCAATCATTTTTATTTCTCCTTTCAAATTTAAAAAAGAGGGGTTGTTAGAAACGCGTCTAAAACCCCTACAAAATCAATATTAACCACCGATTTGAGTATTGTTAATTATTTTTAATACTTCATCTGGAAGTGGTAATCTTGCTGCTGTACCTTCAGCACCTTGTTCACCATCTGTACCATATAATGCATTCTTTAATCTAGTTAAAGCCTCAGCATCAACTTTAGTTGAATCTATTACAATAGTAGCAGTTGGTTTGAAACCTTCAACTTCTACTGGAGTAGTTGAAATTTCCCAAGAGAATGTGATAGCTTCTGGACTATCATTTACAGTAGCATAAGCTTTTTCACTTGGAGCAGCTAATGCACCATAAATTAAATGAATCTTGTAACCAAGATCATTATTTTGGTCACTACCAATTTTAGTTTGGTAAGACATACCAAATAATTTACGAGTTTGTTGTCCAATAGAAACACCAGTAGCTAATTCAGTTTCACCATTACATTCACCAAATTCATCTGGATACATATATGCTTCTATAGTAGCACCAAACTCTTCAGCAGACATTAAGTTAAGATACTTAATGTTATCAGCATATAATGGAGTTGCTTCTGCACCAGAAGGATTTTCATTTACTGCAGTAAGTCCATTCCATGCTACACCTTTAGGATAAGCTCCATTTGTTAATGGGTAAAGAACACCATTACTTACACCTGTTTCATAAAGTCTTTCTCCTGATTGATCCCATTTTAATTTAGACATATCTATATTCCTCCTTCTTATTAATAATATATTCTAATCACATCGTGATTTAGATTGTCAGATATGTAATGTCTGTCATAGGAAGATAAAGGAAGTTCCAATATCTTCTCTATAACAGCATTATCGGGGTGTTTGTCAATTACAACTATCTCATAACTAGTTTTATTGACGTAATTTATATTATCAGCATGGCGACTGGTAATATCACTTTTAGAATATCTTATACATGGATATTCCATCTTAAGGTTTTCTGGAGGTTGATAATATACATGATCATTGTCAAATAACTCCACTAATTTATTATGTAGTTCCAGACGTTTGTTCATGCCATTCACCTCCTATTGATAATATCAACCTTGGGTATTGAACTTCAACTGATTCAATTTTCCATTTAACACCCAAGAATTCAACATATCTCATTTTTTGGAAGTTATCACTGGCATATGGGTCGGCAACAATACTAATACTATTACTCAACGAAATATCATCATTAACTTTTCCGGCTGGTTGCCATCTACTAGTATTTCTAACAAGATCGCCATAATATGGTTTTTCTTGAAATGTTTCTTCCCAGATACCAGGTTCTGTTTCGACGGTGTCTAAGAAACCGATATTCCCATAGAATTTAGCCATTTGAATTCCTCCTTAAATTATTTTGAAATACTATCCACCAACAACTTCGCTATTATTATTATTAGAAGCATTTCCAGCTTTCTTTAATACGATTGCTGAATATGGTTGAGTTAATGCACCAGACATTCTAGTTTCCATTAAGTATTTCATTTGGTTGTAGTCAATATCGAAATCATCGAACATATTAACACTACCACCTTTATCAGCACCTGCAGTATAGTCGTTTAAGTTAACAATTATACCATAGATATCTGTTCTACTTTCCATTTCTGGAATTGTTACTATTTCAGAAACTCTTAATGCTGTTGCTAATTTATCGATTGAATCGTAAATTACTCTACCATTTTGGTCTTCAATTAATAACATATCAGTTAAAGTATCTTCTGTAGTATAGAAAGTTGGTCTTCCTGATCCTTTGTAGTTCTTACGAGCTTTTAAAGCAGCACGAATAATACCTTTTGCTACAGAATCGTTTTCACTGTGTGAGTTACCAGCGTTATTATAATCAACACCTTCTGTAACTACATATTTAATAGTGTATAGATCATCATCTGATATAACTGGTCTAATGTTTTGTTCATTAATTTTATATTGATCAGATACATCTCTACCATCACCTAATAACATAGCTAAAGCAAGTTCTTTGTCTAATTGCTTACGCATTTCTTTCTTTTGCCATGCTACTACATCGAAATCTGTAATATCAATTACATCATCTCTGTCGATATCATTTTTGATGTATACAGTTGTTGGAGTAGTTACACGGTTTAATACAGCCATTTGAATGTTAGCTTTCTTAGTACCTTTAATGTAACCTTTAGCTCTAGCTGTAGTTTCATCCATTCTACCTAAAGTATTTTTAACTCTAGAGAAAGGTGAATGTTTAACTTGAGCCATAACTTTTGCAACCCAACTATTATCTTTTTCAACCATTATTGGTTCTCTGTTAATATTAGTTGCGTCTGGGAATAATGGACTAAAATCGTTGTTTTCATTCCATTCTAATCCTTCTTCTTCAGCGTGAGCGATGAAACTTTCTCTCATTGATCCGTATTTTTTAGCATCTGCTATAGCAGCTTTAACGAATTCTGAATGAGCAAGAACATCTTCACAATTATTATCGTTATCGAATACGTTATGTTTCATATTTTCCTCTCCTTCTTCTTCGCCTTCATCTTCATCTCCGGCGTCATTTTTAGCTTCTTCAACAGCTTCACCGATTATAGCATAAACTACATCTTTTTGTTCATCTGTTAAAGTGTCGAATACTTCTTGAACAGTTTTTTCTTCTGCTTCAGTTTCGGCATGTTTGATTTCTGAGTTATCGTTCATTTTATTTTCCTCCTTTTCCTCAGATTTCTCTTCTGAATGTTCCACATTAACACTAATTTGTTCATCAGTGTAGATAGTACCTTCTTCTTCATCTTCAGCACCATCTGCATGCACAACGACAGAATCTATATAGGCACCAGGATTAGCACCTGCTAAAACCAAACTTACTTCTCTAATACATCCATGAACAACTTGTTTCATGTTAGACTTAAGTTTGTTGGCATAAATTGATAATTTATCCACATCACCATTAAGCACTAGAGATTTAGCGGTTTGTCCAGATTCTGTGTCATTAAACTTACAATAAGCATAGACACCCTCGTCTCTGTTTTCAAGTAAGGCATGACCTAGAACTTCATTAGGGTCATCGTGTTGATGATTCCAAACTAATGGAACTTTTTGTCCATCATTATCTTTGAAAGCATCTTTCATGATTGTTCTACCATCGGAACATTCAATATTATTTCTGGTAGCCCAACCACTAAAATCGTAATCCATTACGGGTTACCTCCCTTCTGTTTATTGCTCATCACCTAAGATTTGGCCAATAACGTAATATACCGCATCTTTTTGTTCATCAGTTAATGAATTGAATACTTGTTTACGATATTCTTCTTCGTTTACTGTAGGCTCTTCAACTCCATTTTGACTGTTTTCTCCATTCTCAGAAGGTTGAACGGACGGAATTACCTCTTGAGCCGGAGGTACAGTTTCATTAGTAGTTGCACCTAATTCTTCAGGAGAATGATTTAGGTTACTATTAATAAGTTGATCTGCCTTAGGATCCGAACTAGGTTTATACCCGATAATACCTCTGAATTCGTTAGAAGTAAGTATCTCATTACGAGTAAACTTATCTGCTAATTCAGCAAGTTTCTCAGATGGAACCAAACTAAATGGATCCCTGAAGTACATGATAGTTTGCCCTTGTGTTCTAGCTGTTTTTGTAAGAAACTTACGTTTCATTTCTAAAGCTATAGCACTTATTATAGGCTCTATGGTACGAGAATAATAATTTAACATCGTTTCCTCGTTAGCTGTTCCATTCATGATTTCCTGTGTAATACCTAACTGGCTATATAGCATGCTCGTTAAGTATTCAATTTGTTTCATCAAATTGTTTTCAACTGGACGATTTAACTGTGTTATCTTTTCTGTACCGTCGGTATATGCTATACCATACTTAGATCCGGCCAATTGTCGCTCAATCTCGCTACGTCTCTCATTAGCTTGATTTCTTCTAGCTTCTGATTTTATAACGTAAGGCAATTGGATGATGAGATCTAATTTTCCAGAACCAGATTGTTCATCTATAGTATCTAACAAGTTTAATTTTCTTGTTAAACGTTGTAGAGTTGAACTATGCTCATTCATTACAGCATATAAAGGATTTTCAATTATACCTATTTTAGATTTAGGTAAAGTGATTTCTTCCTTTCTTCCAGTTCTGTCATTATATAATAATACTTTAACAGTTGATGGATACCATTGTGTTATCTTACCAGCTCTTAAAGTTATTATATCATAAGAATTAGTGTGTAATAGATTTTCATTAGTATCGACTGGTACTAATGCTACACAACCTTCATCAAACATCGTCAAAACGATATCTTGTAACAAGGCTTTTGATGTTTGATCAATATTTGCTTCTAATGTTAAACAATTGTCTAAACCAGAATATATTTCTTCTTGAAAACGACCTTGTTCATCTGTTTTACAATGTTTTATTTTTAGAGCAGCTACATCCATAGCTATTCTATTCAGAACAGAGGTTACAATAGAACGTTCATTACCTCTTGTTAAACGAACACGATCTGGTCTCGAATATGTACCATAACTATATTCGCCACGGTTAGTAATTTGTTCACGATTTCGGAAAGCATTCCAAGCATGCTTAATTCTTTCACCCAAAGTGAATTCCATATTTTATACCTCCTATCCATTTATTATGGCATATATTCTATCTATAAGACATCCTAGTACCAGACTTTTTAGTTGGTTTATTATAATTTGTAGCCATCTTATAAACTGTTTTAGCAGTATTAGCTGTTGTATATCCAGCTGTGATTGCAGCAATATATTTGGCAGCTTTCTTATTACCTAATTTTACTGCTGTTTTATAAGCTGTTCCGCCTATAATATTAGCTCCTAAATTACGAACTAACCCTTTGGCTAATATTTGTCCTCTAGTTTGTCCATATTTGCTTCTATTAATTTTATCAGCTTTAAGTCTAGCTTTATTAATTTTATTAGCACTTGCATTTGAATTTCTTAATTTAGTAACATTGGCCGAAGCTTTAGCTCTTCTTTGTTTAACCAAAGTATTATTATAAGCTTGTAATTTTGCTTTTCTATTATGCCAATGCATACCAAGAACACCATAATGGTACAATTCATCGGCACTATGATATAAAGAATTACCAGGTAAATCATTAGTATTATTATATTTCCACATGGTTAAACCTCCTATCTGTTTATTATTGCGTATATTTTAATTTTTTTAATGCTTCTTTTCCTTTTTTTATTTTAGGTGTATAATCGTTTTTTAATTTTTGTGCATCATGAATATTACTAACAGCTAAAGCTGCTATTGCAGTTCTCACAAGGGCTTTTCCATATTGTTCATTTTTTATAGATTTAGCAGCAGCATATGCTGAATATCCACCACCAAAAGCACTAATCCCTTGTAACATTGTTAGACCGGCTTTACTTAATCGGTTAGTCCTTAATTCTTTTTTTATAGCTTTTCTGCGTGGTGCTGTATCTATTTTGTGTATTTCTTTTTTTAATTTATTTATCTGTTTATTACGAATATGTGTTGAAATTTTAGAAGCACCTAAACTATTTGGGTGCTTTTTAGCATATCGATCATATCCCTTTAATTCTTTTAATTCTGCAGATAATTGACTCCTATTATGATGTCCCCAACGCATACCAAGAACACCATAATGGTATATTTCATCTGCGCTATGATATAAGGAATTGCCAGATAAATTATCTGTTTCATTATATTTCCACATAGTTATTTCCTCCTTTTATCTTTTAATACCATGTAAATTAATAGCTCCACTAGCTAAATCATAAGTTACTTTTGTTAATTTATTATTTTTTACAAAATCAGAACCTTGTTTAACTATTGGATACCATATAGGAGACGTGGCTATAGCTGTAACGCCTAATGCACCCATGGTTCTTAAAGCGTTTTTTGCTTTACTCTTATTAGCAGACGCTGTATTTCCAGCTATACTAATAGCTCTTCCTTCTTTAGATGATCTATTATATTTATATATTCTATTAAAGGTTACTCCATCCGCATAATTAGGTCCATACTTTTTAATAGCTTTAGCTTCTTTTACATTATACTTAGCATTAATTTTATCAACCGAATTTTTAGCAGTCTTATATTTTTTTTGTTGTTCTTTTAAATATATTTTATTTGATAATTTAACATATTTATTAGTTCCAATATTTTTGTTATTTATCATATTTCGTTGTTGGTCTTTTAATTGTTGTAAACTATTTTTTCTATGTCCCCAACGCATACCAAGAATACCAAAATGATACAATTCGTCTAAATCGTTATATTGCCACATTGCTATCCCTCCTATTTTAAAAACTTACTAAACCATTTTTTACCAATTTGTTTTCGTTTACTTTCAAAAGCGTTTAATTTATTAACAATCACTTTGCTGGCTTTTATTTTAGCTTCTATTTCTCGCAATTCTTGTTTATCATATTTAACTGCTTTTTTATAATGATCTGGACCAAATTTTTGTCCAGTTTGAGGATTAATATATGTTTTATTGTTTTTAATCATGTTTTCTTGCATACGAATATTTGATTTTAATATATCTCGTTGTTTATCTAAATCTGTATCATAATAATACACCCATCGACCGTTTTTCTTTTCTCGTTTAACATATTTAAAATGTTGTAAATATTCGGAATTATCAACAGCCATATAATATCTAGATTTTAAATTATGATATAATTCATCTGTTTCATTAAATTTCCACATATTTATACATTCCTTCTTTACCATGTTTTTTTATAATTTTTAATATTTTTAAGATTACTATTAACATATAAAGCAGAACCTCCACCAACCATAGATGCACCAAGAATTTTAGCAACTCTATTAGCAGCTAATTCTTTTGAGTTTGTAGGTTTTGCTTTTCTAGCCATACCATATAAACCCGCTCCAGCAATAGCCATTGTTGAACCAATTCTACCTCTGCGAACATTTTTTCTTGTATTTTTAACATAACTATCTATCTGTTTATTAGTAGGTCGTTTGCTATAGCGTTTTTTATTATTAATTTTATTTATTTGAGATTTTCTATGTCTCCAACGCATACCTAATATACCATAATGGTACAATTCATCGGCACTATGATATAAAGAATTACCAGGTAAATTATCTGTTTCGTTATATTTCCACATGACTATTCCTCCTATTCAAAAGCCTCTCTATTATTTTTATAAGCGACATAAGCATCCATCATAGCTGCTACAGCATCTATCTTCTGATCATAACGCTTTTTATATAACTTCCTATTACCATTTGTATCTTCGAGAGTTATGCAATTACCCATTGTAAATGTCATTAGCTCTTCATCAAATAACAATAGTCTATCTTCTGCCATTTTCTTTAACTCCCCTAATGGGACAGATTCAGTCTTAGCACCTTGAATGACTTTTTCAAGACCAAATGGACCATTCTCTTTTTCCCATCTTTCAACAAAGTCTTTAGCATTATAAGGGTCAAACCCAAAAGCACGAACATCATAATTTCTTTCAATTATATGATTATCCAAATCTTCATATACTGCCATCATATCTAAAACAGTACCAGGCATAACTATAAGACTACCTTCTCTTATAAATTCGTCATACTTTATCCTCATTGCTGGTTGCAACTTCATTAACGTACGCTCTGTTATATAGTTTCTAGTCTTTATGCCAAATTCTGCTCTAGGTAATGGAAATAAGAAAGTAAACGCACAGAAGTCATCTCCTTGTGAAAGGTCTCCGCCTAATGCACAAGGCATATTCCAATAATCGCGTTTACGATGTTTTAGGGTTTCCTCATAAGTAAAGAAATATGTATAACCTTCCATAGGTATACCAAATCTTTTAGCTAATATATCATTTCGATTAGCTGGAGCCTTTTCAGCTTTCTCAACATCTAATTGATACGTTTCATAGCTAACAGTCTTACCAAGATTAGGGTTTGCTTTAACCCATTTATCCGGTTCGGCTACTTCATCAATGGAATCTAATTTGTACCACCATATAGACACATGTGGATTGTTGTATTCCCCTTTTAAGATATCCATTAATTCCATTTTGATTGTATCACCCGGTCCATTACGAACTGTACCTTCTGAACTAACAGCTAAGATCAAATAATCTTCGTTCTTAGATGCACCTTGTTCTAAGGCACCAACGACATCCTCTCGAACATCCCCGGATAACCATTCATCGATAGTATTAATCCTACTATTTAAACCTTGTAATTTATCTATTGACATGGGTCTTATCTCTAATAACGAACCTGTTAAAAAGTTCTCGATTCCTTTTTTGGTAGAGGCTAACTTAACACGTTTGGCTTTAGCGCCTGTTGTGTTATTAATAGATCCTTCTGTAAGGAATTTGAATAGAGGGCCCCTAGCTCTAGTTATGGCAGTTCTAATAGGAGATAGCACTTCTTCTGCTTGTTTCATTGTTGGTGCAGTATGAACTTGATGTGTTGTTGAGGTATCTACATTCAAGAAATAACTTTGAATATAGGATTCGTATTGTGATTTGGCAGCACCTCTGGCTATTATCAAAAATTGCTTATTAATAAGACGTTTCTTAATACGTCTATTAGCATAATGTCCACCATGTCCATCACGAGATGGTACGTAAACACTACGCTCAACATAATAATACCAACCAAAGATTTGTTCTGCCCATAATTTAAATGTGTCAAGTAATACTAAATCCTCCCCATCGGTTAGTGTTAATTCATTTTCACAATATCTTATAAAACCTTCAACAGCTTCATCATCATACCAAATACCAGGATTTTCTATCAAAGCATCTATACGATGCATCTCCATAGAAATCTCTTCATTAACTGGTATATCACCACGTATAACAGCTTCACGAAATGCTCCGTAATATTTCGGAATAGCTCTATTAGATAAAGCCATGACTACACCTCCTACTTCAACCTAAAATTCTTTAAAGAGCTAACTGCGTTCTTTCCAGATTTAATAAGTTGTGGAGCATTATTCTTTATTGTAATTACTGAAGCAGTAAATGCTGCAGTACTTCCAACTATAGCCATGCCTTTTGCTATTTGTCCCTTATTTAAACGCTTGTAGTCTGTTTCAAGTTGTTTACGTTTGTTAAGAGTTTTGATCTCATCATTACTCATTTCATATAACTTTTTCTTACTCAACTTTTTAGCTTCTACAGCATCTTGAGACATTTTTCTTTTCTTACCTCTCGGTGTAAGACGACCATCTTTTCTTTGGAATCTTCTAACTCCCCAACGCATACCAAGTATGCCATGATGATATAGTTCATCTAAATTATTGTATTCCCACATGGTTAAACCTCCTCTTCAGCTTGAACGTTTAATCGCCATTCGAGTTCGGAGATCATTTGCTTATGAGCCTCCATAACTGTAGAATTAAGAGGTGGATCAAAAGCTATTTTAACTTTTAAATGTATATATGTTTTTATTGCATCTAAATTACTATCATCACTTAAATAATCATCCCATTTATCTTTTTCATCAGTTATATGAAATCCTTCTTTTGGACCAATACCTAATTGATGTAGTATCATAAATACGGAATTTATTTGTATAATGATATCGGTATCAAACTCTTTGTAATCATTAGCTATACCTAATAATTTTTTAATACTATTTAAGATACTTGCAGACGTGTTGTCCATAACATATCACCTCTAATCTATTTTGACGAATTCTTTAACACAATAACCTTCTAAACCGTTTGATGTAATTACTTTGTAGAAGTCATTAGTAGAATGACTAATATCTATTGACAAATCATCTTTATCTGTAACTACTCCTATTGGTTCAGAATCTATATTAGCTTCTTTTCTAACATATAATTTTTCAAATCCACTAATCTTTCCTATAACTTCATTGTTTTCAACACCATCTTCGATGTTAGGCACAATTACCTCAGGTTCTGTTACTTCTTCTATAGTTTCTTGTACTTCATCTGTTGATTCTTCAACTTCATTGGTACTTTCTTCTACTTGTTCTACAGTTTCAGTAACTTCTTCTGTAGTTTCTTCTGTTACTTCAGTAACATCTTCTATGTTTTGGTTTAATTCTTCAATATTATTATTTTCCATAATCTTCTCCTCCTTTAGATTATTTTTCTTCTTGGATTTTTTACTCATGTTTATTCCTCCTATCTTTTCCAAGGGCAAGTGTCGTTTTTAGATCTTATAATTAAATCTTCAGCTAACAAACTCTCGTCACCATAATGTATTGCATCATGCGTAGGTTTTATAGTTGTGACTAAATATTCTGGATCTAACAATATCTCGTTCTTGTTAATTATATCTTCTTTAGTTATAGGATTCATATGATGAACCAAAATCACACTGTCTACTATTTTACGATCTGGTATTCCTAGATCGCATCCGTTGTCTCTAGTTATGACATAATTTCTTATGCGTTTCCATTCCTCAGATTTATAAAACATCTGATTAATATATCGGTCGAAACCAAAAGTTTCTTCGCCAACTATTCCATCAAGTTTTAAATATTCATATCGTTCTCTGAATGTTTTAAGTTTAGATAATTCAGAATATGTTCTAATATTCTTCTTCGTCACTCTCATGACCTCCAGTACCACTATATGATTTCATTGCATTGATAGCATTGGCATAAAGTTCTTCTATATGTCTAGCAGATTGAAGAGCCTCTGTTTTAGCAGTGATTAAATCTTTCTGTCTTTCAAGAATCTCTTTTTCAATCTTTTCTTTTGAAGAACCGAGTTTGAGATAATGAGTAATAACTTGTGATGAAGCTGTACCATCTCTCAATTGTTGCTCAGCTAATTCAGTAGCCAAATATATCAATTGGTTTTCTCTGGCCTCTGGAGTTAACGCAGGTCTGATCTCTTTTTTCTTTGGAGTATCAGACGGTAATTTTACTTTCTTCGTCATACTATTACTCCTTTCTTCCCAAAAATATATAGTTAGTAGTTTATTTGTATAGCACTTAAGGTGACTTATAAGAAACCATAAATAAACTCAAACATAAACTGTGCCGGCAATACTGCGGGACACTAAAGTTTATGGAAAGGAGAATAAACCATCACATAATGAGGGCCAACAACGGAATTAATCAACAGTGCAGCTGATCTATTTCTTATAAGCCCCCTTAAGTGTTACACAAATAACTTTTACATGGCTGGTTTAAAGTAGGACCCACTATCAAAAAATCCCTCCGGGGAAATTTCAAAGGCCAGCGCGATATCGGGAGGGGGTGTTTATTTTAAGACTCCCCCCTACCCTCTTTATCGTCGTTACGTGTCACCTTTATATACATATCAAATGGATCAATTTCAATTAAGCGATCAATCGCTCTTTCTATTTCTTTAGCTTCTTCAGCCTCGCTCATATCATTTCGCAAGTTTGTTAATCTTGCAAGCTTTGAACTTGTATAATAACCTTTTTCAGTATCAAACTGAAACCAATGATCAAAGTCATCAAAAGGATCAAAAGGATTGTCAACTGTTGTAATGTTAACTCTTCTTTCAAGATTACTTTCATTCATTCTTAATCAACTCCTTTCAAATACTTTGAAACTGCGCTAGGTGAAATGTTCATTTTTTCAGCAATTTGATTAATTGTAAAGTTAGAATTATTCATAGCACGAATACGGGCAACTTGAGCTTTAGTAAGACCTGATGTCTTTCTAGGCATTGCTTTTTGTCTAAGAGAGTCAGGGTCTGAATTAGCTAAAATTTGTTTTAGTTTATTATCACTTATAGCTCCAGCTTGAATAGCTTCCCATTGTTTATCAGTTATTACAATATTTCTTTCTCGCCTTGTAGCTGCCCCTACCTGTTCTCTATATTTGGACATAGATCTTTGGCTAAGTTTTCTTATATCGTCAGTCTTTAAATCTGGCTGACTCTTTTTACGTGCATTTATTTCAGAAGCGGCTAATCTAGTAGCTGTTCTTTCTTTTACACTGTTTTTTAGAGCAGTATTTAGGGCTGCTTCTAATTCTGATACCTCTTTAGCATATATTTTTTTAGCGGTTGGATTATATTCTAATTTACCAACTTCCATATAGGATTTTCTAGCTTTATTTGCTAAGGCCTTCATACTATTAGCATATTCTGCATATACTATTTCTTTAGGATGTCTATATGATGACAATAAAGTCATCGCATCATCGGTATTGGACATATTTGTAACATATTGGGTACGGGCCTTAGTTTTATATTTAATAGAACCATCTCCATTAGTAAAATATACTTCACCAGTTTTCTTATCTTTTCTCATGACTGGGGCATATTTTTTATAATCCTCTTTAGAGGTTGTATCATATTTGATTTGTTTACCATCAGTAGTATACAATGTTCTTATACCTGATTTTTTATCATATTTATCTAAAGCATAGTATAAATCTTTATCATCTGCTTTAGTATATAATAAAGAACCTTCAGGCTTAGATGGATTATACCATGGTTTTCCTTTAATATTTATTTTAGCTTGTCCTCTTCTTTTTTCTACCTCTGTAACGCCTTTGGCTCTAGAGAATATTGTTGATGCTCCACCACCACGAATCACATTACCATCTTTATCAAATTTTGGTTGGTACTTTCGTTGTAGTTGTGAAATATTATTTTCTATATAACTTTGTCTATAATCTAATTTATGTTTTTCAGCATCAATAACGACCATAGAATGTCTAACAGCTCTAGCTAATTCATCATTAGAAGCTCCTTGAATAGTCATGTCAGTTATAAGATTTGAAACAATACCCATTTGAGTATTCGTATTTTTCATAATCTTGAACTCTTTACCATTTCTATAATAATGTTCTTTACCGTTTTTGTCAGTTCTTACTTCATCATACTTGTATGATTTTGTATCAAACCCTTTCAAACCTGGTAATTCTGGGGTACTAGTTATTTTAACCTTACCTTTTGGATCATGTGTTGGTATAACTACAACAAAATCTCCATCGTAATCTGCTCCTGATAATCTATCGGCTACTTTTTTATTAATGCCAACAGCATCTATAGAATCTTTTCCTATAATTTTTGCAGCTGCTTTATCTTTGTTATTTACAGTTAATATCGGTATTTCAAATGTTCCTCCATGTGGATATCTGACTAATGCCACTTTTATGCCATCTTTATATTGAGGGGCATAAACTTCTGTTTCTTTTAAAGTATTAATTGGTAAAATTACATGAGTTTTTTGTCCAGGTAATGCAGCGGCTTTCAAATCAGTTGCTGCTGAATCACAAGAATCAGCAAATTTCTTTAAATAGTATTTTTTTATTGTTGGGTTTTCCAACGACATTATTTCATCATATTCTGCTTCTTTATTAGCTTTAGCTAAATTTAATTGTTTTTGTGCTAATGATTTGGATTGTTTAGCTAGAAATTGCGAAGGTAAACTATCTTTCCATTCAGACCAATCACCTTCTTCTCTTGTCTTATTGATTAATCCTAATTTAGCACCTTTAGTATTAGCGGAAACACGTTGTCCCGTTTTTGGGTCATACCAATATTGTCCACCTTCAGTATTCGGTTTTATAGCGGCACCAAAAGGATTATCGGGATCATCTTTTATACTTTTAAAAGCATCTTCTCTAGTTTTTTTATTTGAATTAAATACTACATCATAACCATCTGGTATATTATCTGAATATACCGCCATACCTTTAAGATATTTATCATTATCGACTAATATACGAACTTGAGCATATCTAGAATTTCCTAAATCAAGATCTTTTACTCCTCTTCGTATTTGAATAACTCCATCTAAATCGTCTCCTCTAAAACCATCTGGACCAATCTCATCTTTTAATATTACTTTAACTCTTTTTGAATCTAAACTAGCTGGATAATGATATTTCTTTTCATAAGTTTCTCCGCCATCTCTTGTAATATAATCGTTGATTGTTTGAATTTTGTCATAGTTAAATATTTCCTTGTGATCTACATCTGGTGCGGCAAGGACTTTTAAAGTTGTCATTTGATCTTTATTTGTTGGTTGTGGAACACGACCACCATATACATGATATCCTTCTCGTTCCAAAAGATAAAGAGCAGTATCTAATTTCTCTCTTGAAACATTTAAATCAAACTCTGTATTTTTACCAACATCAATCATTTTCTTTTGATCAACTTGTTTTTTCAGAAAATCAGCAGTAGCTTTAGATTGATTATATCTAGCTTTTTGTTCCTGAGCAAACCAACCTCTGACAGTTGATTCATTAACACCCATTCTTCTACCAATTTCTGAAGTACTTAATCCATCAGCTTTTAGAGATTTAGCTCTAGCAATATCTAAAGCTTTTCTTTCATCATTACAAATGGATTTTTCTATTCTGTATTGAGAGGTAGTTAGACCAAATTCTTTTCTAATATTTTCTGGAGTTTCCTGCCAGCCTTTGGCCTTTAACTGTTCAACTCTGCTCAAGAAATCAGGTTCATGTTGATAAGGATCTTCTCCAGAACCCCAAGGATATCTTCCTGAACGACGAGGCATACCATAATGTTCTAGAAATTCTTCATCAGACATTTGCGCAGATCCTATATAGGATTTAATTTCTTCAGCAATAACATTCATAGTTATAACCTCCCTTCATTTTGTTCTAACGTTTTATTTAAATGGACTATCTTATCTATGATAGGACCAATATCTTCAGCAGTTGGATTAGCTACAAGGATATCGTCGTTTTGATATATACGACACTCTATCTGGATTTCACCAGGTTTGATTTTATATTCCAAACAAAATAAAGCTGCATATATCAATAGCTGTTCCATGTGAACTGGTGTGACTCCTGTTTTTAAATCATGAATTCTTAGAAAATTATTTCTAAAAGATATGGAGTCAGCAGTGCCAAAGAAATATGGTGAGTAGAATAATACAACTTCAGTGCTCATTCGAAAACCAATAGCATCATTTACATATGCATAAATAGTTTTCTTAGAGCGAGGTTGTTTTATTCCTAAATCAATAGTACTTTTAGCCCAAGCATGTAATAGTGTACCTTTCTCGGCTGCACGCAAGTTTTTGTACACTTCTAAAGCCTTCTCATCGGTATATCTTAACCACGATGATTTACTCGCACCAAAAGGAGCATGTAGGCCTTCAAGATTTTCATGTTTATTAAATACCATAGTTATCTCCTTTCATTTAACTCTGTTATTTTTTAAACTTTTCTCGAAGCTCGCTTAAAACCTCTTCTTTATTCTCAGGATAAATAAATCTAGAATATGACATCTCATTCATTTGATTGACATAATATTCTTGATTGGGTTGTTTCTTTGCTTTTTTAGATTTTTTGCATTCTAGAGTAGCCCATTTATCTTCATACAAAACTAAAAGGTCGGGGATACCTTGAATATCTCCGGAATCTAATTTAGTAACAACACAACCTGGGAATATAGATTTTAATTCTTTTTTCAAATTAGCTTGAAAGTTGTTTTCTAATTTTCCCATATTTTATCCTCCTGTTGCATTGAGCAAGAAAAATAAAAAAGGGGTTGTGCATTTTAAGCAACAACGGCCTTTTTATTCCTTCTCTCTCTATTAAAGGACATGTTTTTCACGCGAGCAAAAAAAAAGACTATAAAAAATAATCATAAAAATCATTAACGTTACAATCCAATGCATCAGCTATTTTTTTCAAAGTTAATGCGCTTGGTATAGATTGTCCTGTTAAATATCTACTAATCATTTGTTGGCTAGAATTTATTCTTTGAGCTAACTCTTCTTGAGTAACCCATTTACGATTCATGATTGTTTGAAGTCTTCTTCTAAAATTTAATCGCATCTGTGAATCGTCTGGCTGGGTTTGATCAATACGATTAACTCTGCGACTGGTATTGCTAAAAGTGTCATATATTTCTTGTTTACCATTTTTAAAAGTAATTAATAGGTCATGTCTATTTAAAGCTTCGTACGACAAAATATCTTCTTCATTAATAAATGGATTATTATTCATAACATATTTGTATAAATATTCAGTAATGTCGTTTGTCATCGCATTCATCCTCCTTTTTTGTATATTTTTAGGTTTTGGTCAAAAACCCACTTTTTTCTCTAACTCTTTTTATATTTTGGAATTTACATACTATATTATGTATTTTCTCTTTTTTTAATTAATGGGGGTATAAAAGTGGGAAAGTGGGCAGAAATGCCGCAAACCCTTATAAATAGGGGGCTCGCGCGTGGACACTTTTCAAAAAAAAGTGGGCAAAAGCCCAAGTTTTTTGGGCAGAAATTGACCAAGCCATTTTTCGGCCAGTTCTGTGCCCAGAAAAAGTGGGCAAAAGCCCGGTTTTAGAACCCAAAAGTGGGCAGAAAATTTAGTCTTTTTTAATAGGTTTTTTCAAGATTTCTTCGATTTCTTCATCCTTATATTGTCTATTTTTATATGGTGTATCGAGCTGTTTCTCTGCTTTATGCAACTCAGACATCAAGAATTGACGATTGCCAGAAGATATAATTTTGTTTTTATGCTCACTATATTTTCCTAAGATGAACATATCGTTTTTGATTCTCCTTCTTTCCAATCTCAATTTCTTTAATTCAACAATGTACTTGTAAGCCCATAATATACTAATCTTATGACTTTCAATATAATGAAGTAAATCCTGAATTTTTAAATCTATTTCAGAGAGTTCATTGGTTAATCCGTCATAATAAGTATCTATTTCATTAAGCTTCTTGGTTATTTCCTGTAGTGTCTTTACTACTTCCATTTTCGTCCGTACGGTACCTTTCCAATAGCTTTTCATTAGCATTATAACGATTCTGCCACCATGTTAAACTCACATTTAATTCTTTAACTTCTGCCACTAACTCTTCTATTCTCCCAGTTAAATCATTAACTATATCTACAGGAAGTACATACGTTCCACCTTTTTCATGATACTCTTCCAAATATTCAAAATCAGTATCTGCATCCATGTTATTAGCATTATCTATTTCTTCTAATTTTTTTCTTATATAATCACATTGCTCTAATACCGCCATGTCATCAGAACATAATTCTATTAAACGTATATGTATGAATATATAATGCAAATCTTTCCAACTCATTTATCAACAACCTCATTAATAACAGTTATAGTATCAACTGGTGCATCATCACATGCTCCTGTAGAATATATACCAACTCTTGTTCCATAGTTGATTCTAACTTTCTTACCAATATTTTCTTTAGCAACTTCTACAAGCTTTTCGTCTTCTATACAATATTGTTCTTCAGACGTTTCTGTAGTTTTAATATATAAAGCAGTTGTACCAAAGAAATTTTTATCTACACTAGTAATAGTACCAACAGTAGAACCACTCTTTTTATCAATATTTACAAATGAAACAAAGAATATAAACCCACATAGAACTAACCATGTAATAAATACTCCGCCAATCATTCCATATTCTTGATCACTTACAGCCATGAATTGAAGTATCAAAGCTCCAAGTGTTAATAGTATTAAAACAATAATAATTATTATATCTAAAAAATTCATTTAACATTACCTCCATCTTTCGTCAAACTTAAAACCTTAGGGTGGTCTGTTTTTAATTCTACCCCCTCTAGGATTGTCCATATTTCTTCTATAATTTCATTATATTCAGTAACTAATTGGGAAGTCTCTTTTGTAAGAGTGGCATCAATTACAAATAATCGTTGTATTAACTTCGTCAATTTAGTTGCTTTAATTTCTTCTCCAGTCATAAAGACCTCCTTATTTATTGTAAGGACTTTTGTAATATCTTTTTCTTTTTCTATATTCTTCTGGAGTTATTTTCTTTTTGTTTTTAGGTGGTCTACCTAATCTAGCTCCATAATACACTATAATCTTTCCTGATTTACTAGTTGTGTCAACAATATAAATTTGAACAGTTACATCCTTACAAAATGCAAAATACTCTAAATTATTTTTGAAACATTTTTTCTTTAATTTTTTCTTATTAATTACTCTACCTTTACCCATAGTTTTATTAATATCCTTTTTCGCTTGATCTAAACACTTATTTAATTTAAACACAAAATCATTTTTAGCAACTCTCTTATCATA